ACAGCCGTATTTTTCTGCCGAAACTTGGCTGGGTGCGCTACCGGAACAGCCGGCAGGTCACGGGGATTGTGAAAAATGTCACTGTCAGCCAGTCCTGCGGTAAGTGGTACATCAGTATTCAGACAGAAAGTGAAGTATCCACTCCGGCTCACCCTTCAGCATCAATGGTCGGGCTGGATGCTGGCGTGGCCAGGCTCGCCACGCTGTCAGATGGCACAGTCTTTGAGCCTGTAAACAGTTTCCAGAAAAACCAGAAAAAGCTGGCGAGACTTCAGCGCCAGTTAAGCCGCAAGGTCAGATTCAGCAACAACTGGCAGAAGCAGAAACGCAAAATACAGCAACTGCACTCCCGTATCGCAAATATCCGCAGAGACTACCTTCATAAAGTCACAACGATCATCAGCAAAAACCACGCAATGATTGTCATTGAGGATTTGAAGGTTAAACACATGTCAAAATCAGCGGCGGGTACGATAAGTCAGCCGGGTCGCAATGTCCGGGCAAAATCAGGTTTAAACCGTTCGATACTGGATCAGGGCTGGTATGAAATGCGCCGCCAGCTTGAGTATAAGCAGCTCTGGCATGGCGGTCAGGTACTGGCAGTGCCGCCAGCGTACACAAGCCAGCGTTGCGCGTGCTGTGGTCATATCGCGAAAGAAAATCGCCTGTCACAAAGTAAATTCAGATGCCAGGTATGTGGATATACAGCGAACGCCGATGTAAACGGCGCTCGTAACATTTTAGCGGCGGGGCACGCCGTTCTTGCCTGTGGAGAGATGGTGCAGTCAGGCCGCTCGTTGAAGCAGGAACCCACCGAAATGATTCAGGCGACAGCCTTAACGTAGCAGGAATCCACGCCCGTCAGGGCGTGGAGGGTGTCAATTAAACGGGTTGATTGAATTATTAAACGTGATGATGCTTGTCTCACGCGGTGCCTGGACGTTAGCCGCTTGCGGAACCTCCTTAATTTTCTTGGTGACAGGCAAGTTGCGTGCGCCAACTTTGATCAGAGATTCGAAAAGTGTGGCAACGATTTTTGCATCACCAGGTTCTTTGAGGCGGAATGCGTCTTTTTGGGCGGCGGAGACGAAGATCGGGAGGTTATCCAGTTCGTCTTGCATTGCTGCCAGCACATCGTCGCGGATACCCGCTGTTTCCTCCAGCAAAGCGATTCGCGCTTCAGCATCTGCGATCTTGGCCATTGCTTCGAGGTGGCGGCCCTGGCTTTCGAGTAGTGCGGTTTCCAGTTCAGCCGTACGCTCTGTCGCCTCCACCATCATTTCCAGTTCAGCCATTTTACTGTAATGGGATATAACGGCCTGCACTGACTCGTCAGAGTATCCATGCGCCGCCAGGGACTCTGCCAGTAGAGATTTAGAATCCGCGCTTTCAAACATTCCGGCGCTGGCAGGATGATCCAGACTGATATAGTTCGGCGTTGTCACATAATCCACACCATGGAAGCTGGTGGTTACAGCGATTTTCCCGGACTCACGCCCGCCAGTGGCCCAGCTCCAGCCACCAGCTCGGCTTTCGATCATCGCGGCGACAATTTTACCCGGCTCTGTGTTAAGAATTTCCTGTGTATGGGTAACGATGCCGTTGTCGTCAACAGATATAGCCACTGTTCGGCACGCTGGAACATTGTCGATTACGACCGGGCGACCTTCCACCATGATCACGCTGGTTTCTGGTACTTCCAGTTTGCCGGTCAGCTGTCGGCGACCGTGACCGTAATAGCCGAAAAGCTCACCAAGGCGTAAACCTTCCTGAGTTTCCTTGCTTTCAAGCATGGTCTTTACCGCGCTTAATACATACTGTCGCCCGTTCTGGCGACCTTTTCGAGCATTGCTATAGAGACAAAAGCGGTCAGTGACCGTTTTCAAAACATCAGTCATTATCGTTTCCCTCTTTAAAGACCGATTCAAGGATTTGCGCCAGTTCCTGTGGCGGTGTTTTGATGATGGAATCCATCAGGTGATCGTCGTCCTCGCTTTTCGCTTTCAGTTCGTTCACCAGTGCTTCAGAGATTTTTTCGTCAATCTCCAGCACATCGCTGAACAGGTAACGTTTGAATGCATCGGAATTAGCGAGGACGCTGTTATTGCTGACGGCATCGAGGATTTGCGTAACTATGGTGGCGTAGTTCGCCTGCGAGTCGCGGTTATCGTTGTGCTCTTGTTGCAGAGCGGTATTAACGGAGTGGAATTCGATTTTGTACGGGCGATCACCTTCCGGGTATACCTTGCCGTACTTGAAAGCAAGATGAATATCGATAGCCCGCTGAATGAACTCTTCTACGCCCTGCTGGATCCATGAGGCGCGCATGGCGGCCTGAATTGCCGTGCGCAGGAATCCACCTTCGCCAAGCCCGCCGGACATTTGATCTGCCCACCCCAGGAGGGTGTAATCGAGGCCAAGTGCTGCCGCCAGCTGGCGCATATAGGTGAGAATGTCTTCAATGCCGTTGATGTCAGCCTGGATGGTCTGAGTATCAATAGTCATCTGTCCCTTGCCGTCGCCCATAATAGGCAGCAGGGTATTGGTCACCGTAGGCATGTTATTCGCGCCACGTGCGCGCTTTTCCATCAGGTCAGCTGCTCGTTTAAGCGTCTGAGTAATGGTGCGCGAATAATCGGCTGCTTTTACCGGATCCAGACTATTCATCGCCAGGCCGATGATTCGGTCAATTTTCGACGCATTAAAACGCGTTGCCTTCAGCGAGCGGATCGCCGAACGCAGATTCATGTACGGCTCGTAGGCGTATTCGAGCAAGCTGGTCCCGTAATTCTGGGTTTCAATCGGCGTGCGCTCTTCCGGATTATCCAGCAAGCTGTATGCTTTATGGCCAGTGTGCACAGGCATAAGGTTTGACTTAGGCCGCCAGTAGGGGATTTTCATAGGGATAATGGCCCACGGATCGGCGAAAACCATTTTCCCTGACGCGTCCTTCAGATAATCGCCGCTAAATCCCGCCAGGTTACCGCTGACCTCGAACTCTTTGATGAAGCCCGGAAGGGTGTAATAGGAGCACTCAAAAGACGTGATCCCTATGCCTTCTTTGGCGTATGGCCTGACATAAGCCACCCCAAATACAGACATGATAAATGCCCACCCGGCGACCTCTTTGTTGATGGTTCGCCCGATGTCGTTCATCAGCTCGTCACACAACCCCTGCGCGGCGTCATAGTCACTATCGTTTCCGTTGTGTACCGGCACGATAGAGAAGGTTTGTCCGGTCTTCTTATCGAAAGAGAGCGCGTGCGTAATATGGATGTTCAGAGCGGTGGCGATCGTGCTGTAAACCGCCATTTCTTCGAGTAGCGGATAGCGTTGCAAGCGGTCTTCCGGCAGTTGAACTTCATCAAAGATAAAGCGACTCCCATCCACCAGCCCATCACCAGCCATGCCACTATCGCCCGGTTTGCCGCCTAAGAAGCCGGACAGTTGTACCGGTGCCCCTGCGCGAGAAAACAAATACCCACTTCCGCCGTGCACAGCCAGCGCGGACAGGAGGATGTTGTCCCGTTCTCCGTTGTCTTTAAAAACCCCCGCCAGCGCCTTCCTGACCGAGGATAGCGTGATTTTATTGTCTGCCAAGATTGCACCTTAATTAGAATAATTCGCATCGTGTTTGAACGGAAATTTAACACTAGTCACTTGTTAAGGATTACCAATGAACAAGCTATCTATGGGGGTGTTTCGCTGTTCAAGTGTCAGCGAAATATTGAAATACATTAGGGCAATAACATCTCACCGAGCGCCGATTAAATACGGCGTGGAAAAGGTGGAAGGCAAAAGCTATGACCGACTGCGCCGTGAGGCGAATCAGAAGGCGATAGATTTGCTTAATTCGCTGGTGGACGGCGCGACACTGACAGATGAACAGCGCCAGATCCTGGCTGGGTACACCGGTGAAGGCGGCATTGGCGGGTCCGTCTCCGAATATTACACACCAAAGCCGATCGCTGAAGGTGTCTGGGAGATCATGAAGCTCTACGGCGCGGACGTAGGTAACACTCTGGAACCATCGGCGGGAACCGGCGTTTTTAATGAGACAAAACCGGTTGGTACGGTGATGACCGCGACTGAGATCAGCAGTGTTTCCGGTCGTATAAACCAGCTGTTGCACCCGGAAGACAGCGTACAGATTTCTCCGTTCGAACAACTGGCTGTAAGCACGCCTAACGATTCATTCGACCATGTTGTGGGTAACGTTCCGTTCGGTGGTCGTGATAACACACGCAACATCGATAAGCCTTACGCAGAAGAAACGGACATGGGTTCTTACTTCATGCTCCGCATGCTGGACAAGATAAAGCCAGGCGGATTCATGTGCGTGATTGTGCCGCCGTCCATTGTTTCAGGTTCAAACATGAAGCGGTTACGCCTGCGCCTATCACGGAAAGCTGAATTTCTTGGTGCCCACCGCTTGCCTACCGGTACTTTTGACGCAAACGGGACCAGTACAGTTGTTGATGTGGTGCTGATGCGCAAACATCCGGCAGAGATGGCTGAGAAAATCCCCCTGGTGGATGAAAGCACTCTCGAATCGGCAAATGTGCTTTGGCCAACGTTTATTTCTGGCAAGTGGTTTGAAAAGGACGGCCGCCGGTTTGTTCATGGCACCCAGGAAAAGGGCTTCCAGGGGCGTATTGAGGTTCGTGCCGACGGTCAGATTGATAACCAGGCTCTTAAAGCGAAGCTGATTCATCGTTTCGAAAGCCGTATCGACTGGTCTTTGCTCGATATGGCTGAACCGTCACCGACCGCAGACGTTGTTGGTGAAGGGGAAATGCGCCTGATTAATGGCGTATGGCAAAAATATGCTGGTGGTCGCTGGATTGAAGCTGATGCCGGGAAGGAACTTAAGATCGATGCTGCCAGTTATGGCGCGGATAGCTGGGAGGCTCTTCAGCGTAACCTGACTACAACAGAAGGCCGTCTCGGCATGACATTTACCCAGATGGCAAATGTCCGCGATAAGTACACCACATCAATCAGCGACGATATGGTGCAGCTGGTGGACTGGATTAACAGCCAGCCTGAAAAATACCGTGAACGCTTGTATCGCGGGGCGATGATTGGCCGGATGTTAATTGAATATCAGGACATGAAGGCCGCCGGGCATAGTGCTGAACAAATCGAACAGCAGCGCCTTTCTCTGGTATCCCGTTTGCAGGCAGAGATTGACCGTTTTGGTAACCCCGGTCGCGGTCCGATAGCGAAATTGTCGGGGAGCGGTGCGCGCGCCTGGTTTGCTTTCCGTGGTGCAATTAAGCTGGATGGCACTATTTCTGACGAGCTGACAGGGAAGCTGGTTACGCATGATTCCAGCGCAAGTTATGACTCCACCAGCTATCAGGACACCCTGCGTTATCTCTATAGCGATCTCACCCGCGATCCAATCCAGCTCGATGATTTCCGCCTTGCGTTTACCGGCGAACTGCCAGCCAGTGATGAAGAGTTGCTTAATTTATTGGCCAGCACCCCTGGTATTGCGGTTTCACCGTATGGCGGGATTGTTCCGTTCGCCCGCGCCACCAGCGGCGACATTAACGAGATAGTGGCTCCAAAACAGGAATTCCTCGCCACACTCCCCGACGGTCCAGTAAAGAACAACGTCCTTAATCAGCTGGCAGCTATCGAAGAGAAGCGCATCAAGACGCCAGCAGAGAATATCCGGTTTAAGCTCAATAGCCGTTGGTTCGACCGTTCCGTCATTCTGGAATTTTTGCAGGAAAACGGCTATCCGGATCTGCGCTATGTGCAGTCAGTGCAGCTGGAAGGCGACGAAATGGTTTCTGACACCTATCACGGTGGTGATGGTCTGTTCGTCGGGCACCGATACGGTGTCGTCCAGCGCAAGGATAAAGAAACAGGTGAGATTCGCTACGAGTGGGACCGTAAATCAGGTGAAAACGCGACCGGGTTCCCGGCACAGCTGGAAAAGTATCTCAATGGTGCGCGTATCGGTGGCAAAGATAGCGCGACGGCGAACGGCTACCGCGAGCAGATGGCACTGCTTGAGGACCAGTTCAATAAGTGGATCAAGACGCACGATCGCTACGATGAGCTGGTTGCCAAATACAACGATGTGTTCAATAGCAATATCCCGTATGAACACTCTGGCGATCCGCTTGGGTTGAAGGGATTAAGCGGTAAGCGCCAGCCATTTGATTACCAGAATAGCGAGGTGCGCCGACTGTCCGAAGATGGGCGCGGCATCCTGGGCTTCGGCACCGGGCTGGGTAAAACCACGACCGCGCTGGCGCTTGAGGCGTTCAACTATGAGAACGGTCGCTCCACCCGTACTGCGTATGTAGTGCCTAAATCAGTGCTGGAAAACTGGTATTACGAAGCAAAAGAATTCCTGAGTGAAGAGGCATTCAGTAACTACCTGTTCGTCGGTCTTGATGTGCTGATGGATGGCGATCAGATTCGCCAGGTGCCGGTGCTCGATGAGAACGGTAAACCTGTTCTTGGTACTGATGGCACTCCAGTTATGCGCGATGCTCTTAAGCTGGCAGATGAAGCCACTATCACGGCGCGGATGAACGCGATCCCGCACTCAAATTACCGTGCAGTCGTGTTTACCAAAGAACAATACGCCCGCATTCCGCTACGTGATGACACCGTAGATGAGCATGCACAGGATATGCTTTATGACTTCGTTGCCGCCGGACGCGTAGCCAGCGCAATGGACTCCGACTCCCACCGCAAAGAGGCCGCGCGTCGCCGGGTATTGTCGGAGTATTCAGATACCGGCACCGAAAAAGCAGAGAAGTATCCGTACTTTGAGGATATGGGCTTCGATAGTGTGATCGCTGACGAAGGTCACAACTACCGCAATAGCTATAAAAATGGTCGCGAAGCGTCACAACTGGCCTATCTGCCCACCAGCGCGGTGGCGCAATCGGCGCGAGATATGGCAATTAAAAACGCGTACCTGATGAAAAAGAATGGTGGGCGCGGGCCGGTTCTCCTGACTGCAACGCCAGTCGTTAACACCCCGATCGATGCATACAACATGCTTTCTCATGTGCTGCCGAAGGAATACTGGCAGAAGATGGGGATCTACGGTCCTGATGACTTCGTTAAATTCTTCGGCAAGACCAGGCTGGAAACGGTACAGAAAATCAGCGGTGAAGTTGAAGAAAAAATGGCGCTGGTGGGCTTTGAAAACCTTGATGCGCTGCGCGGCATATTCCATCGCTGGACAACGCTTAAAACGGCGGAAGACGTTAAGGATACCGTGGAGATCCCGGAACTGGACGAACACCAGCAGGATGCACCACTTACGGAAGAACAACTGGCGGCGTATGAAGAATTGCGTCAGCAGGCGGAAGCGGCAGCCAAAGCCAACAATGGCGTAACGACCTCGGTCAATGAAGACGGCGTGATTGAGCACGAGAAAGCCCGTCCGATCTTCTCAATAATCAGGGATATGGACCGCGTATGTACTGACATGGACCTGTACTATCGCAGGATCACCTATCGTTTCCTGCCGGAGTACGCCGATGCGGTGCAGCAGCTGGCGGACAGTTTGCCTAAACAAGCCACCAGCGAAGACGACGACAGTGATGATTCGATCACGCAGCAATCGCAATACTCCCTGATAGATAAGGGCGAGTTTATTCAGTTGCAGGTACCGGAAGCATTTGAGCAGGAAGTGAATAAGCGCCTGGCCAGGTTTGGCATTGACGAACAGACCGTAACTCACCCCGTTACGCCCAAATACGCGAAGCTGATTGCCACGCTGAAGGAGTTTTTCCCGGAAGGTAAGCAAATCATCTTCACCGATGAAAAAACGCAACACCAGAAGCTCAAGCGCATTATCTGCAATGCTCTAAACCTTGAACCTTCAAAGGTGGGGATCCTGAATGCTCAGACGGTTGCCGAGGCAGGTAAAACCGGTAAGAAACTGAAAGCGGTTAAACCGCCGAAAGAGTTACCGGATGAACCAACAGATGCACAGATAGCGAAATACAACGAGCAAATGGCTCTGTATGACGCCTATATCGCGCAGCAAAATGAAATGTCGTTGGGCGGTCTGGAAAAGATTGCAGCCGACTTCCAGGAGGGCCGGACTCCGATCATCATCTGCAACAAAAAGGCAGAGGTGGGTATCAACCTGCATCGAGGAACGACTGACATCCATCATCTGACGTTGCCATGGACTCCAGCCAGTATTGCGCAACGAAACGGTCGCGGTGCCCGAGTTGGCTCCAACCGTGCAAGCGTTCGCGTTCACTACTACTGCGGCAAGGGTTCTTTCGATGAATACCGACTGAAGACGCTGAAGCGTAAAGCAGGCTGGATCTCCGATATCCTCCGTTCAGATAAGTCAGAAATGGAGAACGCCGACGCCAACGATATGATCGAAATGCAGATGTATACCGCTAAGGATGATGGCGAACGTCTGGCAATGATGCAGGTTCAAATGGATAAGGCGAAAGCTGCGAAACGCGCTCGCCAGAAAGAACAGGCTACTATCGACCTTCAGAACTACATCAAGGCGCAGCACGCAGCTGGTGAGGATGTGGAGGTACTTACCGCTGAATTGGAGCGAAGCAAAGCGGAACTTGAAAAGACCACCGCCGACGTCGCCAAATTCAAACAGGCGGTAATGGCCAAAGCAGCTGATAACGCAGACTGGAAGGCCCGCTGGGGGAGCGTCCATCACACAGACCGTATGTTGTTAGCACAGTATCGCGCGTCGTTGAAAAGCGCCATTCAGCGCAAGGCTAATATCTCTCAGGCCATCTCCCGCTATGAGAAATTATTGAACCGTACTCAGAAGGCCGCGACGGATATCAAACGCCTGCGCCCGCTGGTGGAGGATGCAATAAATAAAGGCATTCTGGATGTTGATCCTGATCTGGTTAACCATGCGAATGAGTTCCTTGTTATCGGCGATCGCTCATGGCGTGTAGGCCAATACTACGATTGTGCCGGTGATATCGTTCGCATTAAGTCGCTGGACTTCGACAGCCAGCGCGCAGACGTGGAGATCATCTTTACCTTCAAAGGCACCAAATCGGGTAACTGGGATGTGAAGACGCTGGATAAACAGGTTGATGTAACTCCCGATGAAGATGCTGTTATGCAGAAAATCAGTGGTGGCGTCTCCATCGCCGGGATTAACGACATCATTTCCTGTGACGATTTCTACCGTTTCCAGCAGCGCGGCATGATCAAAATAACTGACTCGTACGGCGTTCAGACTACAGAGTCAGGCTATAGCATTGATTTTGTTGGTACCTATACGGACCCACTGAAGCATGCGGTTTACCCGGATCGCCGTGACGGCGCGCTGAAGTCGTCAATTGCAAAATGGGTGCTTGGTATGATGTCGGAAGGGAATAACCGCCAGATCCGTTCGGCAGAAACATTCCTGGTTGAATTGTTTGGCTCCAATTATGGCGATGTAATCGCGTCATATGGAGATACGCTATCCCCTGAAGCAATTCAGGAGAAAATAGCGGATGCGATCGCCAGAATGCCGGAGAAAACAAGCCAGGGGGCTACTCGTAACGGGGATTCTGAACTTGAGGTCACCAATGCCATTTTCGGTACCCATGAGTTCCGGGCGTCAGATTATGAGATCACCACAGCACAGTTTGGCACCATTGGCATTTACAGCAATAAAGCCGAGATCAAGCAGGCAATGGACGCAGCAAGCGCGCGCATCGCAGCAGAACGGGAAGCCAATCTGAATCATGCAGTCGCCGCACTGACTCAATCGTGGGTAACAGCAATCAGGGAGGCCGCCACCACAGGGAAAATCACACCGGCAATTGCGGATGTCGTAAACGACGGCTCTAAATTTATGGATGCCTATAAAATGGATGCGGTGCAGTTGCCATCAGCCTATGGCCAACTCAGCTATCGCATGACCTACAACCTGGTATCAATGTTTTCCGACCTTGCCATCCTTGGGCTGGTGGATCTTAACGAGGTTACGCCGGAATTGCTCAGCATGCGCAAGAATCATGTGGAGATATTGCAGAGAATTAACACGGTTCTTGCCGGGCGCACCGATGAAGAGAAACAGGCCGACGCTGATCGGATAAACCTGGCCCTTGGCAACATCACGGAGGAAGAAATTGCCGCCAGAAACGAGAAACAAGAAGAGTTATCATCAATACAGGGTGATGCCACCAGCATAGCTCAGTCTCTTGGTCTGAATTATCGCGTATCCACCGCCGACCTGAAGATGATGTACGCACCAAAATTCGCCGCTGGCGAGGTATTTGGGCTTCAGGAAGCCTCAGGCATGAAAGGCGTTCTTTTCCGTGCGAAAGACGCAATCAAGACGAAATTCGGCGCTCGCTGGCTGCCAGCGAAGGCGAAGAACAGCGATTTCCCGGGTAACTGGTGGATTATCGAGACAAAACACAACGTGGCGGACGTTCTGGCCGTCATCCAACAATACGCATAACAGGAGCGCCCGGTTCGCCGGGCGTCGCATAATATGGCCACACTATCTGATACAATAAAACCGAATAAAACATATCTTGAGGCGGTACTGCGTACGGCATTGTTAGGAAAGACAGAAGACGAATACGTTGATTTCTTCCTGTCAGGGCTACGCGGGCGATTACTGAAAAATCCCCGCCTGTACCGCAGCTATGGCCCATACTGGCCGGAAATTAAAAAATTATTACTGGAGCGCGGTTATGGTAATTTCGGTCGTCTCGTTGACCGTGACGTTCGCAAATTTTACCGTTATGACCGCCCGGCGCTAACACTCATAGCCGCGACGCTCTACAGCCATGAGCGTTTTGATAATGGTCAGATATACTCAGCCTGGCATTTACTGCCAGTCCCTGAAGAAGTTGACGACCAGGACTATGAGTTTGAGTCTTACGATTTGGAAGTTGAAGCCTTGGCACAGGCTGGAGAGAAAACTTGAAAAAGCGATACTACACAGTAAAGCATGGGACGCTACGAGCATTACAAGAGTTTGCTGACAAGCATAACGTTGAGGTGCGCAGGGAAGGGGGAAGTAAAGCTCTGCGCATGTACCGTCCGGACGGGAAATGGCGGACGGTCGTCGATTTCAAAACAAACAGTGTTCCCCAGGGCGTCCGTGACCGGGCATTCGAAGAATGGGAGCAGATCATCATAGATAATGCATTGCTTCTCAATGCGGATTAAACTTCCCCAAATTATGGCTGTTTGCTCACCGAGCATCGCTCAAAGAAGCACGATTCTTCAAACATATAGATAGTGATAGTGCCACAACTTCTGGCTCTAACGGGCTGGGGAGGCGGCGCTTTGTTGCTAAATGATCTGGTTTAAAATGGATATGAAAAAAGAAACGATTTTTTCCGAAGTAGAAACGGCTAACAGCAAGCAACTGGCTGTGTTGAAAGCTAATTTCCCACAGTGTTTTGATAAAAACGGAGCCTTCATTCAAGAAAAATTGCTTGAGATTATTAGAGCATCGGAGGTTGAACTCTCTAAAGAATCATACAGTTTAAACTGGCTGGGTAAATCTTATGCCCGTTTGTTGGCCAATCTACCACCGAAAACGTTGTTGGCAGAAGATAAAACACATAACCAACAAGAAGAGAACAAGAACAGTCAAAACCTGTTAATCAAAGGGGATAACCTCGAAGTATTGAAGCATATGGTTAATGCTTATGCTGAAAAGGTGAATATGATTTACATTGACCCACCATACAATACGGGTAAAGATGGATTCGTCTATAACGATGATCGCAAGTTTACACCAGAACAGCTTTCTGAACTGGCAGGTATCGAGCTTGATGAGGCTAACCGCATACTTGAATTTACCACCAAGGGTTCAAGCAGTCATAGTGCATGGCTGACATTCATTTATCCTCGTCTTTATATTGCACGTGAACTTTTAAAAGAGGATGGAGTAATATTCATCTCCATAGACGATAACGAAGATAAACAGTTGGGATTATTATGCGACGAAGTATTTGGGCAAGGTAATTTTGTTGCAAAACTCCCTACAATCATGAATCTCAAAGGCAATCATGATAACTTTGGCTTTTCAGATACGCATGAATATATATATGTATACGCTAAAAACAAAGATGTTTGTAGTTTGGGGCAATTCGATATTGATGAAAGTGAAGTTGAAAAAGAGTGGGATGAAGATGAATATGGGCTATTTAAAAGAGCTGATACATTAAAGCGTACTGGCCAAGATGCTTCTAGAAAATCAAGACCAAAAGGTTGGTTTCCGGTATTCATCAATTCAGAAAATAAGGTTTATGTAACAGATGATGATAAACCTCTTAACGAAGATGACTATGTACTTTACCCAGTAAGCCCTACGGGTGAAGAGCTTTCATGGTCGTGGGGAAAGAAAAAAATAAATGATGAGTTTTATAATCTAATAGTAATAGATATAAAAGATGGTAAAAATATCTATAAAAAACAGCGGCCTGCTCTTGGAGAGCTACCAACTAAAAAGCCAAAATCAATTTGGTATAAACCTGAATATAGTACAAGCACGGCGACAACTGAGCTTAAAAATCTTTTAGGTGCAAAATTATTTGAAGGACCAAAACCTGTTCCTCTTATAACCGATCTTGTAAAAATAGGAACAAAAAAGGATTCATTAGTTCTTGACTTTTTTGCTGGCTCTGGTACGACAGCAGAAGCTGTTGCATATTTAAATGAAAAAGATTCAGGCTGTAGGAATTTTATATGCATACAAAAAGATGAAGTTATAAATAAAACAAAGAATGCCTATTCTCTTGGCTATAGATCTATTTTTGAAATAACAAAAAAAAGGATACAGGAGGTATTTAAAAAAAGCACAACCACAAGTGATAATGCGGCTAAAATAGGTTTCAAAGTGATTCATACTATTGATGACTTTAGAGCAAAAGTTGAGTCTGAACTTACGCTCACTAATCATACATTCTTTGATGATGCGGTATTAACGCCTGAACAGTATGATGCCCTATTGACTACATGGTGTGTATATGATGGTAGCTTGTTAACAACACCTATTGAAGATGTTGATCTTAGTGGCTATACAGCACACTTTTGCAATGGCCGTCTGTATTTGATTGCACCTAATTTTACTAGCGAAGCATTGAAAGCGTTGCTCCAAAAGCTGGATTCAGATGAAGATTTTGCCCCAAACAAAGTCGTGTTTTATGGTTGTAACTTTGAAAGTGCAAAACAAAGGGAGCTTAATGAGGCGCTAAAAAGTTATGCTAACAAAAAATCTATTGAGTTAGATTTAGTGGTAAGGAACTAATCATGTCAAAAGGGTTCACATTCGAAAAGAACTTACCGCATCAGAAAGCAGGTGTCGATGCGGTGATGAACGTTTTTGTTTCCGCGACATCTCATCAGGAGGATAATGTTTCTATTCGCCTGTTAGTTAATCCAGAATTACGGCTTACTGAACAGCAATACTATAAAAATATAAAAAAAGTTCAGGAACTCAATGGTATTGAACATGTAAAAAATAATTACGATGCTAGAAGCAACGTAATTGATGTTTCTATGGAGACAGGTACAGGTAAAACGTATACCTACACTAAAACAATTTTTGATCTGAACAAATCATTTGGCATTAATAAGTTTATCATTATTGTTCCTACTCTATCGATCAAAGCTGGAACAGTGAACTTTTTGAAAAGCGATGCGTTAAAAGAACACTTTAGAGATGATTATGAGCGTGAAATAAAGACTTACGTTGTTGAAAGTCAGAAAAATGCCGGTAAAAGCACAAAATCGTATATGCCTCAAGCTATACATGATTTTGTTGAAGCTAGTAATTTCAATAAGAAATATATACACGTTCTTGTTATTAACACGGGAATGATTCACTCTAAGAATTTAAATTCCACTTATGATGTTGGCTTGCTTGACAATCATTTTGATTCTCCCTTTTCAGCTCTTGGTGCGGTAAAACCATTCATTATCATTGATGAACCACATAAATTTCCTACTGGTAAAAAGACATGGGAAAATATAGAGAAGTTTAATGCTCAATATATTATCCGCTACGGTGCGACCTTTAGTGAAGGCTATAAGAATTTAGTTTATCGACTTACAGCTGTGGATGCATTTAATGAAGACCTTGTTAAAGGTATTGATGCGTACATTGAGGATATTGTTGGTGATGGTGACGCCAACCTAAAGTTCATTAAATCTGATGGGGAAGAAGTTACATTTGAGCTAAATGAAAATAACAAGAAAACTTTATTTAAGTTAACAAAAGGTGAATCTCTATCTAAGACACATAGTGCTATTCACGATTTAACTCTTGATGCCTTAGGCAAGAATACAGTAGTGTTGAGTAATGGTATTGAGCTAAAAATTGGTTGCTCAATAAACCCCTATTCTTACGATCAGACACTTGCTGACAGCATGATGAGGAAAGCTATCAAAGAACACTTTAAGTTAGAAAAAGAGTTTCTGACACAAAGGCCACGCATAAAGCCTCTTACTCTTTTCTTTATTGATGATATTGAAGGTTATCGTGACGGTAATAATATTGCCGGAAGTTTGAAAGCTAAGTTCGAAGAATATGTTTTGGCAGAAGCTAATGAACTGTTAAAAATAGAAAAAGATGAGTTTTATAGTAACTATCTTGAAAAAACAGTTAAAGATATATCTTCCGTTCATGGCGGTTATTTTTCAAAAGATAACAGTGATAAGGATGATAAAATCGAGAAGGAAATCAACGAAATCCTTCATGACAAAGAGCTTTTGCTGTCTTTAGATAATCCACGTCGTTTCATTTTCTCCAAATGGACGTTGCGTGAGGGATGGGATAATCCTAATGTCTTTCAGATCTGTAAGCTCCGTTCGAGCGGTAGTACCACATCCAAGCTTCAAGAGGTAGGGCGCGGTTTGCGTCTTCCTGTGAATGAATACATGTGTCGAGTGAAAGACCGCAATTTTACCCTTAAATATTATGTCGATTTTACAGAAAAGGATTTTGTTGACTCACTTGTTAAAGAGGTCAATGAGAGTTCTTTCAAAGAAAGGGTTCCAAGTAAGTTTACTCAAGAGCTTAAGGAACAAATCAGGGCTCAGTATCCTGAGCTTTCATCCAGAGCACTAATGAATGAACTTTTCAATGATGAAATCATTGATGACAATGATAATTTCAAAGATTCAGATGCCTACAGCCGCTTAAAATCCAAATATCCAGCAGCATTCCCTATAGGAGTGAAACCAGGTAAAATCAAAAAAGCTACTGATGGAAAAAGACGCACTAAAATGCGTGTTGGTAAGTTCAGTGAGCTGAAAGAACTATGGGAATTAATCAATCAAAAAGCGGTGATTGAGTACAAAATAAACAGTGAAAATGAGTTTTTATCCATTTTCAAGTCATTCATGCTCGAAGAAACAGAACGATTTACCAAATCAGGCGTTCATACTCGCATTGATAAAATTTACATCCACAATGATATGGCAATGTCGAAAAGCATTGTTAGTGATGACGATGACTTTGCTAAGCTAAACACAATGAGTTATCGAGAGTTTCTCGATAACTTATCACAGACTATTTTTGTTAAACACGATACTTTACATAAAGTTTTTTGTGATATAAAAGACACTATTAATATCACTGAATACCTGAATATTCAAACAATCAGAAAAATTAAATCTGGTTTTAGTAAGTATTTGTTGAACAATTCGTTTAATAAATTCAGCCTCGGATATAATTTGATTTCGGGTTCAATTCATCCCACAAAGTTCACAAATGCTGATGGTAAGCCTCTAGACGAGGTATTATCAAGTGATCTTGGTGTATTACAGGATAATTCAAAAGCACCATTAGATACTTATCTTTTTGAAGAAGTTTTTTATGATTCAGAGCTTGAAAGGCGTAATATAACAGATAGAGAGATCCAGTCTGTTGTTGTTTTTTCAAAGATACCGAAGAATTCTATTAAGATCCCGGTAGCTGGTGGATACACTTACTCACCCGATTTTGCTTATGTTGTAAAAACAGCAGAAGGTGATTATCTTAACTTTATCATTGAAACAAAAAACGTAGATAGTAAGGATAGTTTACGGCTTGAAGAAAAAAAGAAAATTGAACATGCCCAGGCGCTTTTCAATCAAATAAGTCAGTCTGTTAAAGTTGAATTCAAAACGCAGTTTGCTAATGATGATATTTATCAGTTAATCAAGAGCGCATTACCATAATTCCAGTTTAAAAGGAGGTGAAAACCTCCTTTTTATGACATCCAACACGACCTGAAAGAAGTGGCGCTCAGGTCGTTAAAAATAGTTTCCCTTTCCAGTTAAGATTCCATGTGGAACGCTTTTTTCCGCAAGTCTCTGTGTGCCGCGAATTATGTTAATCAGTGGGCTTAGTAACGATGGTTCCTGGCGTGGCTCAACTTCTCCAGCCATTGCCCTGATGTAGTCGGAGTTTGCAACGTTGTTGTATTCCGTTGCGAAGCAGCATAACAACGTCAGAACGTGCTCTGTCGTTATTTCGCTCCAGTTGATGTTGAAAAATTCATCGCCTTTTTTGTCATGTTCGGAATCGAAGATGCTTTGGTGGAGGATGTATTTGCCGGATTCCTTGCGCGGTAACTTGATCGCTTTCTGGCGTTCCAATTCCTTGTAAATCTGCATTGCTTCAATCAGTACCGGTCTACCGTTCATGAAGGGATCACGCAACCTTACACGCTGGCCAACTCGTCCAGTAATAAAGCTGTTTTCCTCTTCCACCAGCACGATAAAACCCTTTTCCTCTTTTTCTCGCAATTCGCGCAGCAGCTGGAGTTCCATATCGCGGCGGCGTTCAGGGTAGCTGGTCCGCTCAGCCATTATCAGCTCGTTATTGATCCATGCAGCAGTCATTGACGCCGGTTTGCCGACGCTCATCGAAACAACGCATATTTTCTTATCCATAGCGCCCCCTACAAAAAAGAAAAGCCACCAGCGGCGGCTTAGTAATACAACTGAAGGTAGCGCCCGGTACTCAGACTGTGCCGTCCATGGAATATTTGAAAAGGGATCCATCCGTACCGGGCGTGTGATGATTCTGACTGAAGTCACTTGTCAGTTGTCAATCATTTATCATTAAAAATAATATATTTATTAGTGCATGATGTTTGCCATCTCATAGGCGTCAGCCAGTAACTCCATCTCTGACTTGTTCAGCAAGGTGAATTCTTTCTTGCCTCCAACCACACCATCGGCATGAACAGGGACCAGCCATGGGTATTTTTCTCTTACTTCAGCCGGAGCTGCATGCTGGTGGTGCCATCTACAAAGTGGCAATTGCTTTTTATGACAACCCGGCGCGGTACGACCGGCGATATGGTGCAGAGACACCTCATTAGATATTACTCCATGCATATAGCAGGCAATGCAGGGGAGAGCGCCAAGAGCATTGGCGATGCGCCGTTCCTCCGCCGTTGGTGTTCTCCCCTTCAAGCCACGAGATTTTATTTTTACCGCGCTTTTCCGCGTTTTGCTGGCTGGTGGGCGCTCTTTCTGTTTAGCGATACGGCGGTCGAGAGTATCCCGCATTTTCTGATATTGAGATTCTCGCCAGACCGGATCAGCCAACTTCTCCCGTTGCCGAGCGATCGCTCGTTCTCTGGCTGCCTTCTGCCACTTGCGGCACTGTTCAATTTTTTGTTCGATTGTTTTCATATGGCAAAAAAAAGGCGGCCTAATGGCCGCCAATGATGTCAAGGAGTGAAGTAATGGCAACGTCTTCGTAGTTGACAAAAACTGCGGCTCAATTATAGCAATCAATTAGAGCAATGATAGATATTTTGTTTATCGCGAATCACATTTTTTCACTTCAGTACCTGTGTGCTATACTCCTTCTTGATTGATTGGATGCGGAATACAAACCCGCTCTTTTGTGCAGCCTGGCTCCTTGCCAGGCTTTTTTTTATTTCATCATGGAAGCTGTTAACGCTTTGGACCTTGCTGAACTGATTGAAAGGACATTGTTAACCTTACCCAAGAGTTCGCCAAACTCAGACATCACTTTAGCAAAACCGCGCCGTGCTTCTTCCTCGGTGGCATTCATCACGAAATGTTCAGCACTACGCATACTTTTGACAGGAAACGCAACGGATATTGAGTCAATATCAGGCATTCTATCGCTCAGCTTTACAGTGACAATGACGGCTGGCGACTGAATATTAGTGCTTACAGACAGCACTACATATTTTCCGTCGATGTTGAAATCCTTTCTCATATGTCACCATAAATATCAAATAATTATAGCAATCATTTACGCGTTAATGGCTAATCGCCATCTTCCAGCAGGCGCACCATTGCCCCTGTTTCACTATCCAGGTTACGGATATAGTTCATGACAATATTTACATTGGTCCAGCCACCAGCTTGCATGATCTCCGGTATTGAAACTCCAGCGCGGGCCATATCTCGCGCGGCTCCGACACGGGCACTGTGTCCAGACCAGGCCAGGTATCTCTGACCAGAGTCATCCTTAGCGCCGTAAATCAATCGATGAGTTGCTTCAAAAATCCCTTCCAGGGCGCGAGTTGATAGCTGGCTGGTGGCAGATGGCGCGGCAACACCATTTTTTCTGACCCGGCAAAACAGGTAGTTATTCGGATCATCAGCTACACCAGAGACGGAAATCCATCGCTCGACCAGTTTAGTTACCCCCAGGCTAAGTGCCTTCTCTACACCTGCGGTGCTAACCAGCGTTTTCGTTCTGCCAATATGGATTAACATTCTCCCACCGTCAGTACGTGAGATATCTTTAACCCTGATCCTGGCAATTTCGGCTATACGTAACAGGGTGTTATAAGCAATCCCCAGAAATGCCAGATTACGTATATCCTGGCAGCGATCGCTATTTTCCATGAGTGAACGAACCTGGTCGAAATCAGTGCGTTCGAACGCTAGAGCCTGTTTTGCACGTTCACCGGCATCAACGTTTTCTTTTCGGATCCGCCGCATAACCAGTGAAACAGCATTGCTGTCACTTGGTCGTGGCAGCCCGGACCGACGATGAAGCATGTTTAGCTGGCCCAAATGTTGCTGGATAGTTTTTACTGCCAGACCGCGCGCCTGAAGATATAGAAGATAATCGCGAACATCTTCAGGTTCTGCGGGAAACCATTTCCGGTTATTCAACTTGCACCATGCCGCCCACGACCGGCAAACGGACAGAAGCATTTTCCAGGTATGCTCAGAAAACGCCTGGCGATCCCTGAACATGTCCATCAGGTTCTTGCGAACCTCATCACTCGTTGCATCGACCGGTAATGCAGGCAAATTTTGGTGTACGGTCAGTAAATTGGACATTTAACACTCAGATAATGGTTTTAAGTAAAGTGTACAGGATCGGCTCTGCCTTTACCTGTTTATGGTTCTCGTCATAGAAACGCCAGCTACCGCGCGTGCGTTCTATTTTCTCTTCACCGCGCGATAATGACAGTTGGCAACTATCACGATCAAACCCTTTTGCCCGCCAGTAACCACGGTTTTTCTCAAGCTCAAGATGAGTGGACACTTTAGCAGTTGAATATCCCATTTTTCACCTCTGATTGATTGGTGGTGCTAAGTGCGCTACGCGAAATCTGTAGGACTAACACCGCCAATTTTTCACAGATTTTACGTAGCGCAACCTTGATCAAATGATCAAGTGGTCACTATTTGACCTGCTAAGGTATTGAACTGTATGGATTTACAGGTAAATTGATCATATTCAATAACCCTTAAGGTCTGAAGAGGAGTTTACGTCCAGCTGCGCATAAAAATCAAGAATTATTAGAGCAATAAATTTTGAGAGAAAAATCCCACTCCACCAGCCAAAAACTGGATTGTTTTTCATAGTTGTTTGACAATTGCTCTAATAAATTATAGTTTTGCCGCCGTTTCGTAATACGACTTTGGATTCACTATTTAATGTGTCTTCAGCGTTGTAGAGCGGCTCAGAAGGAAATGAGCAAACAGGGAAACCTTATACAACGGCATTACAGCTATGCATTGCTCATCTTACACACAGCGCAATGTTGTTAGATTACCCCAGCATGGATCATGGGTGAAACAGTAGGTCAGAGCTTCAGGCTCTGTGTTGTCAATACAGTGAGGCATAATTATGGCTTTCATTCCACCAACCATCGACGACGTTAGACATTGCTCTAACGCTTTATCTGTAGACCCCGCCGAAACCGACGCTGCCCGCGCCATTGCTGAACACTACTCAAAGATATCCAATCAGGAGTACCGCATCACCCAAGACGACCTGGATGATCTCACTGACACAATCGAATATCTCATGGCCACTAACCAGCCAGACTCACAATAAATGCACTAATAAATCTATTATTTTCGTTGGATCCTTCTATAATGGTGGCCAACAACTCCCAGTGTAATCCGCTGTGAGTTGTTGGCCATGTCAATTCTGGAGGAGGATCAATGATAAATTATGTCTACGGCGAACAACTGTACCAGGAGTTCGTCAGCTTCAGGGATCTCTTTCTAAAAAAAGCTGTTGCACGCGCCCAACACGTTGATGCCGCCAGCGACGGTCGTCCTGTACGCCCGGTTGTCGTTCTGCCGTTCAAAGAAACTGACAGCATTCAGGCTGAAATTGATAAATGGACTTTAATGGCGCGGGAACTGGAACAGTACCCAGACCTCAATATCCCAAAGACTATTTTATATCCAGTGCCTAACATCCTTCGCGGTGTGCGTAAGGTTACGACTTATCAGACAGAAGCTGTGAACAGCGTCAACATGACCGCTGGCCGCATTATTCATCTGATTGATAAGGACATTCGCATCCAGAAAAGCGCAGGGATCAATGAGCACAGTGCGAAATACATAGAGAACCTGGAAGCAACAAAAGAGCTAATGAAGCAGTACCCGGAGGATGAAAAATTCCGTATGCGCGTACACGGCTTTAGCGAAACAATGCTGCGCGTCCATTACATTTCTAGTAGCCCTAACTACAATGATGGTAAATCAGTTAGTTACCATGTGCCGCTATGTGGTGTGTTTATCTGCGATGAAACTCTCCGTGATGGAATTATCATCAACGGTGAATTCGAGAAAGCAAAATTTAGCCTTTATGACTCTATAGAACCGATCATCTGCGACCGCTGGCCGCAGGCAAAAATATATCGCCTGGCAGATATTGAAAATGTAAAAAAACAAATTGCCATCACTCGCGAAGAGAAAAAGGTCAAATCAGCCGCATCAGTTACGCGCAGCCGTAAAACTAAGAAAGGGCAGCCAGTAAACGACAACCCCGAAAGCGCGCAATAGTTTCCATCCGGCATGGTCAATGAGTTATTCATTAAGCCATGCCAGAGCTTCATCAACCTGCGCTTCGTCTTCGACGCTAAGCACTTCATCCTGGGGAACATAATCCGCCAGCATAGCGAAACAATATGTATCCCAATGGTCTGGTGAGTGCAGGTTGAGTTTTTTCTTCATATCCTCCTTACTCATCACCTTCCATTGACCTGCGGAGTTAATCCCTACAGGGATTTTCGACGCTTCCTCAATAGTTTCATTACCCTTATCCAGTCTCATACGACCAGATTTTACGGCCTCTGCGGCTTGAACGTTGGCATAAGCACGTTTATCAAAGTACAGGCTCTTATCTTCACGACTATGCATCTTTTTACCCCAGCGTATACGCTGTACGGTAATACCATAATACTCGTACATCAGATCCGCCGTTGCTTTACCCAGCCCATCGCCGTCTATCGCTATGGTGATATTTGGGAATCGCTCAGGATTACATTCTGCGAAAATTTTGGCGGCAAGCTGCGTTTCTGTAACGTCTGTGTATTCCAGCATTCGATAGTTGATTACACGGCGTTTATTTCTCTGGCCGGACACCATCATGATATTGATAACGGACTTATCCCGTCCCGTACCACCAGCAACGTCCACACATGCAAGCCAGCCCCATCCTTTGGCAATCTTGACTTTCCGCCGCGTCGCACGTTCAACCTCATCACGTCCAAGAAGGAAGCCATCCTGTGATTTAGGGAATAGTCCGCGTACCTTAATCATGTACATAGGGTTATCACGCCCGCCGTACTCCGCCAGCTTCATTTTGATAAATGCTGGCGTTACCAGCGGTGATTCCTCACTGTTAAGCGTGATCGCCGTATAAACGCCATCAGGGTTACCAGGACGCTTGGCCAGTTTATGGTGTGTATCGTAGAAATAGCCGCTTGGGCGTGTAGGCTGTGACAGCAATAAGATGCGGTTATCCTGTCCGGTAAGAGCACCGGTGATGATACCGAAAGCTCTATCACTGACACCGGAGGCTTCATCGATAATATACAGAAGATGATCTGCGTGTTCACCGGCGAGAGCTTCTTCACTTCCCAGACGAAAGCCCTTCGGTACTACAGTCCATACACCTTTACCAGTAATCTCATAGAAAGCGGTTTCTGTCAGAACAAAATAATCAGCAAGCCATGGGAAACGGCTGGTGGCAGTAGCCCAGTTTATCTTGATGTACTTGAATATACCGGTCATTACCTGCTGAATTTTGTTCGCAACGATAATGGCGCGGGCACCGGGATACATGATTATGAACAACATGATCATGATAGAAGTCATGTCTGATTTCCCGGTACCGTGACCAGACGAAACAGATGTCTTGCTACCCTGTTCCTGCACAGACTCAATAATCAGATCCTGCTGCCAGGTAGGTGTTTTGCCGAACAAAACATCAGCGGCAGCAATCCAGTCATAACGATATAGCGCCACCAGCTCGCGCCAACGTGGATCCGTTACGCAACTTCTGGCCATTAATCATCATCCCCGTATAGCTTGCGGGTAACTTCTTCGTCTTCCTCCTCGTCTTCGTCCAGGTCTTGTTCCAGCCATGGGTCGTTTGATACACCTTCAGTATCAACATCTCCATAACCGCCTGTATCAACGATATCGGCGATTTCTTCCCTACGCTGCTCAATCCACAATGCGGCATCGGCGCGGCGGTTGGCGGCCCGTTCTCGCGCAACTTTGTCCAGATCTTCAAGAGAAGGGCCACCGACGGCTGTTTGCCTTTCCTCATCATCGGTATTGGTCTTAGGAGCACGCAGATCGGCTTTGATTTGCTCCAGCATCAGGGGCGGTACTTTCCCTCCATGCGCCTCGATGAATTCAGCTGCCTCCAGCACTGACCAGTTGTTTTCACGCTTTCGTTCGTATGCCAGCTTAACAATGCCAGCTTGCCCCATAGACAAAGCGTGCTTTTCCGCCTCCCGGCTTTCTTTTCGATAGTTATTCCGGATGCTGTAAATGGTGTTGATCAGGCTGCTTATCTGCGCGGAACAGCTGTTTAGCATGCTCGCGATACGGTATTCAGGCGGAGTTCCTTCATCATCGTCTTTTTGCTGATCGCGCATTTCCTGAACCAAGCGAATACACGTATCCCTGGCGTTCTCCAGCATAAGGAGATGAGAGAGAGACTTTTCCAGAAGAGTGGTTTCCAGAACATCAGCCCCGGACCGACGCAACATAGCGCGCGCGGCCTTCCGCGCTTCAACGTTATCTATCAGGTAATCGCCAGCTTCGAATTCAAAGCGTTCACCATCATCATCCAGGGTGTCGCGTTCCAGGCGATCACGTAAGGTCCGGTGGGCGCGGGTGATCACGTCATGATCATCAGAACGATCATTTATGCGCTTATTCTGGCGCTTCGCGTTCTCGACTGCGGCACTGACAACAGCATTAACTCTTTGTTTTTCAGCCATTTCAGCCACAATGTGATCACCTGCACGTTGATCATTAGCGTGATCAATGATCATGCTTTTTAGTGGTTTTCTGACAGGCTTATTTGGCTTACGGCTGTCCGCTGTTCCGGTGTCTTCTTTGAATGCACGGAGATAACGACGTGCGGTGTTTGGGTTGAGATTAAACTCGGCGGCATATTGTGCGATGGTGTAACCACCATCTCGCGCCAGGCGAGCAAAATTCTTCTTGTGATCGTCCCAGGTCACTTATGCTTCCTTTCGTATAAAACTCTTTTTGACGCGAGGGTAACGAAAGTCACATGTCAAAAGGCCCGGAACGGGCAAGCAATCAATCAGATACGTGCGGATGTGGCATTACCGTAATGACGGTGCTGACGGACCACCTTATTGAAAAGTTGACGCGCCATCACCCAAGGCTGGTGCTCCCGGCGTTCCTTTTCGTCCTGCGTCATATAGAGTTCGTTCTGGAGTTTTTCATCAAACCGGCGCGGAGCGCGGCTGCGGCGAAAGAATTCAGGATTCAGAGAGTGGATCTGAAATCTACGTGGGCGTGTACTGTCATCAATCAAAACAGACGAATACTTAGACACAGCGATAGCCTTTAAGCGCAGATAAACATCGCGCTTATCGACATCCAGATGCGGGTATTCCTTTTCAAGAATTGCTGCGAGTTCTTTCGCTGATAGAAGAGATTTAGTGCGGATCATGTAATCCGCAATCTCGTACGATGTTATTCGTGAGTGATTTATTTCCATGAAGTGGCGTCCCTGCCAGTTAAGTAACATCCTGTCACCTACTGATTAGCCCATGTCAACTAATCAACGTGGAATATAATACCCTCGATTAAAGAAATAGCAATACATTAGAGCAATTTTATCTAACGCTCGACGAGTGACTTGTGATAGCGCCGACTCCAAGCGCGTAATCAAAGAACAATCGTTGATGCATCGCCAGCCTACCGTGCGTCTTCTCCCAATTATCGCGGTCACGCTCAATATCACGCTGGCATGACTGGCACAGAGGAATAGCATAAATGTCATGCGCGCATAATCGACTATGACGAACGATATAAGGCGTAATGTGAGCGCCAGCTCCCGCAGCTCCACAGCCACAGCATGGACGGGAAGCCACAAAGTCCATGTACTCGGGCAATTTTAGCGATTGAAGTTTTGGTATTTTGAAATGCGCCATACCTGGGTCGGAGTCAACATCCACAGGGCATACTTTTGCACGCATCGGCGCGGCGCGTTCTTCCATCATCTGAACATATGCTGTAGCGCGATCGTCATACGGGCGAATATCCGCCTCTTTCAGAGGTCCGCTATCCTGCGGAGTAGCCTTCATCTTATTTATTGATATGCGGCAGACTTCTTCCGGCATCAGGTGCATCATGTTGCGCATGAAAGCCCACCAGCACAGCTCCTGAATACTTAAATCATGGCTATTTGAAAGGCCCATTTCCTGACGGGCGACATCCAGTATCCAGTTAACGCGATTATTGTGCAGCGTTTCTTTCAGCTCATTAAAACCACGCATCCGGTAATGGTTATCGTGATGCCAGCACAACAACACCGCGCTATTGTCTCGTTCAGCGTGGACAATATGGTTGTCACACCAACTACGATCTGCGGCCTGGCATTGACCCTCTTTCCTACGCAACCACGCCACCAGCGCGTCAATTCCACCAATACGGCGAAACAGTTCATCGCTGTTAAAAAACGGCTGCAACGCCTCATTTGTTGCCATGGTTTGCTCGGTAACAACGAGGCCGTCTTCCATGTGCTCGATTAACTCACGCGGCACCGGCTCCATGATAAATTTACGGCCAGCCTCCACCAGTTTTCTGACCTCCTGATCCACTTTGAACGTGGCGAGGCCAAGCTCTTTCTGTACAAAGGGAGTAATTACGGCTTTCACATCACACCTTTAATCACTGATTGGGCTTTATCTGCTGCCCGGCATTCTCTGTTTAAGCACAACCATTTCCTGACGGCATAACACAGCAATAGCGGTCCTGACTCCAATTTGCTTACCAACCAGGTATTGCTTTACCTTGCGGCGACTCACGCCATCAAGAAGCATCTTTAACGCTTCAAGGGACAATTTGTTGTATTTGCGTGCCATTAATCTACTCCGCAGAACCATACAATCTACGTAACGTGTCGGCGACAGAAGATACAGATATCTCGCCAGTCGCAGCGCCTACAGTAAGGTCTGCCAGTTCAGGTGAATCAAATACCTGCACCCCGTTACGGCGTAGAAATAGCAGCGCACTGTTTAGCGCGGTACGCTTATTGGCATCATTGAATATATGCCCTCTCGCTGTAGCCACCAGGTAGGTGGCGGAGACTTCGAAAAGGTCGGTGATCTCTTCGTAGGCAACTCTGGCCTGAACTCTCCCGATAATGGCCTCTGCCCTACCCGGATCAGACATTCCCGGCAGGCCGCCGTAGCGGCTTATATTCGCATCATGAAGCGCAATAAGTTCTTCCGGTGATATATGCCTCATTATCGGTTAACCAGTTCCTTGTTGGTGGAGTCCAGGGTGTCAAACAGGGATGCAAATTCAGCATCCAGCGCCGCTTTTTTGTAGGCTTCGAAAGTAGCCTTGCTGACAATTACTGCTGGCTCACGGCCTCTGCGGGTGATTTCAACCTCTTCCCCGGCTTCAACATTGTTGAGCACTTCAGAAAGGTTGCCACGCGCGGTACGGAAGTTAATGGATTGCATAAACACCTCGTGTACTCGTTATGTGTACACAATTATAAACTTCACAGGCATAAAGCACCAGCACTTTGCAGCTTAAATAACCGGACAATCATCAAATTCCCCACTTCGGGCATCATTGATGACATGAGTGATCACACCAAAAACAGCATTACTGCCCGTGTATCCATCGTCATCTACTGGTAACGCCTCTTTCTTCCCGGTGCTTAAATCCTCCAGGTGCTGGCGCGGATACTTCCTGTATCTCTTTATGCGATATTCACCCTCCATAGCGCACACAAGCAGAGAACCATCAACCGGAGTAAGCGAGGAATCAACCACCAGCAAAGCACCCTGCAATATTCCCTCACGGTGATGGCTATCAGCTGCCCGCATGAAGTAGGTTGCTGATGGATGCCTGATTAGTTGCTGATCAAGAGAAATTCGGCTTTCAACATAATCCGCCGCAGGAGAAGGGAAGCCCATAGCGTTTTCACCTCAATAATACTGTTCATTTATACAGTATACATTAAAGAGACACCTTTGGTGCAAACGCGTTACGTACATCAACCACCGCTGATGATTTTGTGCTCTTTGCTACTATTCATCACCAACGGATCAGCGTAACCTCGTTGCCAATCAGTTAATAAGGAATTAGCTATGCCTAATCGCATTCCTCTCGATCCTGTATTGCCCAAAAATTTTGACTGCACTCCTAACGAGAAACGCTCTAAAGCTCAGCTGGACGCCTGGTGGGACCATCCATATGGGGTTACACAACCTGACGGGAAAATTGTAGTTTATTGTCTGAATGGTGGGGCGTGGGACCGTCCATCCGTGCTTTGTTTGGCAGATAACTATGATGAAGCCTGTGAACTTGCCGAAAGACAGCAGGCAAGCTGGGTAAAAACACGGTCTGAACCGACATTCATGTTTTCAAAAGAACCGCCATTTATACTGGCGAGGATGCCGCAGCGACCGGATCATCAACAAGAAATTGTTGCTGAATTTTCCTCAAGGGATGAGATAAATCTCTTCTCATTAAAGCAGGAAGAAAGGGATCGCGTCGAAGTGTCTCCAACTCTCGACCACAACCGGATGAACCTGGCCCAGCTCGCCTGGTACAGCAAAGAATTAGAGATGTCTATTGCCCGGCTTGAAAACGAAAAAGCCGCTATCCAAGTCCAGCACGAAGTAGTTCTGAACCGGATTAGAGAAATGCAAAACGATAACAGGGGATTTTGAATGGCTAAAATCGAGTACCATCGTGATCGCGGTAATTACCTGGAAATATACGATCATGAATCTCTTAACGATATCAACGATGCGTTATATGAATACTGTGAAAAAACGAGCATCACAGATGCACCTGATGCATTTGTCGAGCTGCCGGTATATCTCCGCGACATCTATGCAATACGAACACCGCCCGTATCGGTGATTCACATTGGCTATGTCCGCCTGTCCATCGAAGAAGATGAAGATCGTTATATCGTGCGCCACTATACATTGGACAGAAAAGAACTTCCTAATGAATGGAACATGAGTAATTTCTACAACGGTGAATATGGCTTAAAATCCGCTAATAATTTACGGTCATAATCTATACAGGCATGTATAACAACAACGAGCCTATTAGCTGTCAACAACGTTATTTCCTCAAATAAGAAAAAGCAGAAAACAAATTGTTTAAGGTCACAAATTGTGGCCTTGATGGAGGAGGGAGGCTTATTGGCTATGGCTAAAAATCAAATTAGACACTTCATGTTGCTGTAGCTCATCAAGATCCGAGGCCACAAAACCTTTTCCGAAAAACTTCACAAGTAACTCACTAGCCGCATCATTGTCACCTATTACACGAAAGTCATACGGCAACGTCGCAAGTTGACGATGTAATCCTGCTGAGAAAGTCGAATCTAACAGCACCCAGAATTCCCACCGCAGGATAATACTCGCCTCTTAATACTGTATATATGTTGTTACGATATGTTTTTCTGTCTCTAAAAAAAGATGTTAATAGAATGCTAACCATTGAAGGGGATAGAAATATACAATTCCAACAAACGTTATTTTTAACAATTTTTTTCTTTGCGTTGACTTTCCCGGACACCTTGTCTGACCGAAGGTGCGCGAAAGCCACTTTTTCCTTCCTGAGTTATCCACAAAGTTATGCACTTGCAAGAGGGCCATTTTCTACATATTGTGGTGGCTAACAGATGAAATGAATGTAGATTAATTGAAGATAAGGAGAAAATTTGAGATGCAATCATGACGTTAATAGATAGGGTCTGCATTACAGACCCCACCCGCATCAAGGAATTAGCCGTTCCCTGATGTTTTTCCGAAAACATGTGCCGTAAGCTCACGTTAACGACTTTCATTCACCGAATCCAACTATATAGGGGTTGGGTTTCTACGTCAACGTGAGCAAGTGCACCTTTACATTTGACAAGGAACCACCTGAATGAACGCTTTTTTTCAGTTCCTGAGTGCATTTTTAGATGCGCCTATTATTAGCCAGATTCTGGCTATTATCCTCATCATCGTTTTGATTTTGCTTTTAAGGTCAGTAAAAAATGGAATTATGCACTGGCTTACTTAATGTTTCAGTGAAACATTAAAATCTCCTTGATGTGGAAACAATCATTTTCTGTATGTGCTGGTGGGCACCTGTAGTTCAGCTTTCGTTGGCATTTAACTTCGTCTTTGCTTTCTCCACCAGCAACTTCCAGATGCCTATTTCATTAGCAGCCGCCTTGATGGCGGCATAAAAAGCATCTTGCTGATCGTAACGCTGGATCTGTTTTTTCAGTTTTGCCTCCACCAATTTAATTTCATTACGTGCTTTCTGAAGCCGCATCACCGCCCGGTTACGTCTGTTCTTGTATAGCGTGTTAATCTCTGACAATTGCTTTAATTTACCAGCCTGACTGCGGATTATCGCCTCCCTGGCTTCTGCCGTGCGTCTCATCTGATCTCTTAAGAGTTCACCGTTTTCGATAATTCTTTCAAGGTGTTTGATGTGATCTGCAACTCTCATACTTCACCCTCGCTTGTATCACCAGCGTCCACCAACGACAATAAAGCCATGGCCATCTTATGAACCAACAGTGCATCAATAATGCCAAGCGTATGCCCCGGCTTAATGTTTAATGCTGCCTCAAGATGACACCTTTCCAGACCGCTTTTCTCGGCTTGTTTATGATGATATGGCGTAATAACGTCGCCCAAAACACGGCTAATTCTTTCTCGTAATTGCTGGGTGCCAGCACACTTGATCGCTGTATCGTGGAGACGGTTAACCAGTTCGCGATAAACATGCGGCTTAATGCGGATACGTTCACCGGTGACGCCCTTTCCTGGCGCTGGCACCGAACTATCCGGAATATCCGGATAGTTGCCAGCCTCGTAAGCTACCCGCAGCCAGTGCATGAATGTTTCAGTGGACACACAACCACAGTCCACATCGATTTTCCCGCGTTGCTGTTCCAGCCATTGCCCAAAATCCAACCTGTAAGTCTTACTTTCAAGTTCATCACCATTGAACTCGACTTTCTGCGACGCTATGAGAGCTGATTCGTATTGTTCGCGAGTGACAACTGACTGGTATTCATCGCTATCAAGGTCACCAATTGGAAGCTCAATATCACAACAAAAATTGCGCCCAAAGAAAGTGTCTTTTTTGTGGTCTGAGCCAAAAGCAAAAGTCGCGCATGGTGCCATTAAATTGACACTGGGTAGGTAACAATAACTCATTCCATCAGGCCACCCGCCGCACTTAGGCAGCTCCTTCACTAACAAGTCGATAAACTTCATTTTTTTATCATCTTTGCAAGCCGCCAAAACCATTTGGGCAAGTGCCAATACTTCATCTGCCGTATATCCAGCACCGTGACCATACATTTCGATACGGGAAATAATCTCTGATATACGCTCTTCAGTGATTCTGGTCATTTCTTTTTGCGCCATTTCTTTTCACATTCCTTAGTCCATTTTTCAATGTTCATTTTGGCAATATCAGTCATTCCATCACCTAAGAAATACTTTCTCCGGTACGTCTTGCACTTAAACCACACTACAACAGCCACCAGCCAGAAAATAAAAGGCCATACAGCAATACCAACGACAGCCGCGATAAAGCCCAATAGCCATAAATGAAGCTCTCCAACTTCTGTTTCCGGCAATATTCTTAAAGAATTAAACAGCAGGCTGAACGAATGGTCGTATGCATTGGCAGTATAAGACATGCAATCCATATAATTAAAGTCATAGCCTGCGGCTGCCGCCCATAATGGGCGGTCAAGAAAATGTTTTAGTGTCATCATATAAATTTAAGGTTCAGACCAGTTATCTTCAATAGCAATGCTTAATCTTTGTAGCCATTCTGCTAATTTCAGCATTGCTTCTCTTTCGCTTAAACCACGAGGAAAATCATCAAGCGAAATTGTTGGCTTGAAGCCACCGTAATTATCCATTTCAACAGTCAGATTTTGCTCCAGCACGGTATTCCTTACGCGGCTATTGTGCCGAAGCAAATATACTGAACGTGATTTATTGGTTTTATGGTCAAACTGATATTCGGTAAGTATCATCTGGCTTTTGCCATGACTATTACCTCTCCACATACTTACCTCACTTAATAAAACAACTCCATGCGTAGTTGATGATTTTTTCCCACGCAATATAAATCTGCACTCCGGCAGTAAAACCAAAGCCAACAATTGCTGAAAAAATCAAAACATTTACTTTTGACATTATAAATTTTCTCTCGGTGTCGTAGGTGATAGCACCATAATTGATAATTTAGTGAGTTAGCAGTTCCATTTTTTTGATGATTTCCGCATGAGCATCATCGTTATCAACACTTAGCTCGTTTAATGCTTCTCGCACTACATCAACTTCTTCAGGCTGAAAGAAGTCGTCGCGGTAATCACCAAATAGAACCGAAACCAGCCTGCCACCAGCAACATCAAGATTGGCGCTAACAGGTGGCTCTTTGCCATCCTCAAATTCGACAACAAAAGTTAATTTTCCCATCGTTACCCCCAGAAGATAAAAATAGCGGCAATCGCCATAGCTACGCCTACAATCGCAAATGCTTCAGGCCAGCTCATTACCGCACCTCAAGTCTCCATACCGCCTGACCAATCCGGCTGGCATGGGTATCTTTGGATACTGTTCCGTCTTTAGCCAGCTCCATAAGAATTTTGCGCAAATCTGCCGAGCGCCATTCTTCATCAGGAAATTCCTTCTCCATTGCCAACCGCAGATTCCAGGTTGCTATCGTGAATGGATATTCACCGCCGAGAGCTTTCTCTTGTAGGGCAGCACGGGAACGCATCACCTGCAAAACCTTCTCTTTTACATCCACCATTTCGCCTCCTGCGGCGGTTCTGGTAGCGGCATCCAGTGTGATGGAATCCACGACGCACCAGGTATTACCCACCCATCATTAGCGTCAGGATGCCCCGGGATGTAAGTCGCCCATTTCATTCGCCAGTCACCTTTCCTGTCAAACTCCCTGGCAACAAGAACGGCTGTTTTGGTACCGTTAGCGCAATATCCTCGTTCTCCTGGTCACGGCGTTTGATGTATTGCTGGTTTCTTTCCCGTTCATCCAGTAGTGCCAGCACGGTTTCTGGTCCGGCCAGAAATTTGAAGGCGTTGAGCGCATCAATATCCACACCGTAATCTTTAAGTTCCTGTTCACTTAACAAATCATCATCAGCTGGCAACATTAACAGGCGTTCCATTGCTGGAATTGCACGTTCCGCCGCCTCACGCAGTGCCTGATAGTCAATCTTGCTCACTGGTTGCCTCCTTTTCGAAGCTGGTCGGCGATATCTTCGAGAACGCCATCAGAGAATGAGCGGTCAAAATCGCCTTCCGGCGCATTAGCCATAAACTCAGTAGAGGTAAGAATCATCCGGGCAATATCCGCGGCGTTCTTCGCAGTATCATCAATAAAACCAGCTTCCCAGGCAGCCAGCATTCTGTTCGCCACAAAATAAGCGCCTTCCTTGCGTGCTTCAGTCTTCACTTCAGCTAGAAAAGCATCGGTAGCTGGAGTTTCGCTGTGGTGCAGGGCATCGTTGATAATCATTGCAGCAACTCCGGCCTGCCCTGCATCCGTGACCGACACATGCTCAAGAGTTACGGCCATTGCGTGTTTCAGTCCGGCGTTCTCTGCCACCAGCGCCGCGAGATTAGTCTCAAGCTCTGCAATACGGCACATAGCATCAATATTTGTGTCTTCCAGCCGCTTAATTTCATCCAGTAGTGCCAGTGCCACCGATGGCGTGAACGCCATACGAAACGCCACAAAATTTTGATGCATAGGTTCTGTTTCTACTGCAACTGCCGCCTCACGCAGTGCCTGATAGTCAATTGTCATTCTCGCCATCCTTCACAGTTGTAATCACTACAGCCTTCAAAATCATATGGGCTGTACTGCCAGGTTATTTTTCCGCAATGCGGACAATTCCAACGCACCTTCCCGCTTCGCGACTTCTTTCTTCTGTTCTGCTCTTTCAACCAGTCAGGCATGACCAAACCTGCGCCCTGAACCATTGTTCTGCGGTTAAAGTTATTGATATTGAACGTCCGACGCTTTGCTGCATCAGCAATGGAAAATGGCAACCAAACTATTCCTGGTTCGTTTTTGTTGGCGACGCTAAAGATGGTCGCTTTACTGAAGTCATCTGTTGGCAATCCACCGTGTTGAAGCCAGTAAACATCGTTGCCGTTCCAGCTACCTTTTTTGTAGGCCACATACGCAGTGCAATCTGACTCAATCAGGCTTTCTGTGGGGATGTACTGGCAATCAACGTGCCACACAGCCATTGCATCCACGCTATCAGCGCAAACAGGCTGATCGATATCTCGTCCACAATTCCAGGCTTTTTGGGCTTCTTCCAGCGTGTAAACATGAGCGCGATCGATATCAGAACTGTAACCATTGCCGTTATGGCAATGGAATGAGGCGTTATTACCCACAGTTTCACGCAAGCACATCATGTAAAAGCGGTTATTCACTGGTTGCCTCCGCTTCCCACGTTTTCAGACTTTCACCACAGAACGGGCAAAATGAAACTCGAATAGGCGATTTAGAAAATTCACCAGACCGCAGCATGATCAGGTCTTGTGAATGAATTAATTCATGGTTATAGATTTTGTATTTCAGCAGACCTTTTCGCGTCGTGTATTCAGCGTCATGCTCCAGGGATTGTGCCAACGCCGCGCACGGTTCTATCTTGTTGCCATTAATTTGGCATTTTGACTCACTCACTGGTTGCCCCCTGAATACGCTCAAACTCTATTACCCACACCCAAGGATTAGCGTTCCAACTATCTTCGCCATAAATTGATTTCCATAGGCTACGGAAACCTGGGTAATGCTTATCGCCAATGAGGGTCGATTCTGTTGGTGCGCCCTCAGCCCTTGCATCGCATTCGCTGATATCGTTCAACCGCTCAACGCGCACGTTGGTAATTTCCAGAAGAATGCGCGATGCCCAGCGCGGCATGTGAATTGATGGCGTCCACTTTTCTGATACTGGTTTATTACAAACCTCGACCGGAACCCGGTGCGTTTGTTCTGTCCAGGAGTTACGCACGCTTGCGCGATAAACCAGCGTTGCGACGTCCGTCGCTTTGCCATGTACCCGGTAGGTTTCGCGAACCCAAATACGATCGCCCGGTTGACCATATGGACAATGCTTGGCAAGCAACTCTGCGGCCACTGCCCGTCCATAGAATTTTTCTTCAACAATCCTGCGAGTCTGTGTTTTATTCCCGCCAAGAATTGCCCGGACCATCTCATCGTTAAAAATCATGCCGCGCTCTTTCACTTCGCCTTTCATGCATCCCCCTTACCCATGTGCGACGATGCCGCCAAAAGTGATAGAGAACAGCCAGAAATAGATCGCGGCCATAATGATTTTGAATGCCGTGTTCATATTTTCAGCTCCTGTGATTGATTGGATACATGCCGCGCCTTGCGGCATGTTTTTATTTTCACTTCCTCTGTTTTAAAAATCAATATTTATTAGAGCAATTATTGTTGATGGAGAAGCGCGTTTTCATACTCCCTGACCATTAACGTAAGCACGCCGTGCCTCCTGAAAACACGCGCCACTTCAATCTTATCTTCCAGCGCGAACGCGATTTTACTTAGACCAATTTTCTTAAGGAGATCAATCTTTGCTGGGCCGTCATTTCTGTCATCGGTGGCAGGACGCATAGATAGCAAAGGCTCTGCCCCGTTTGTTACGTACTTCCGCAGCCAGGCTCGTGTTTTATCCCTTGCGATCTCACAGCGCCCGGTTACAAACCAGACCGTGTAAACGTTAAATAACTGGCGCACCATATCAATAACTGGAGTGATGGGAGTATCGGTGTCACAGGCGAGATTAAACTCGTTCCAGTCCTTTGTTAATGCACCTTTACCTGGTGGCGGAAGCAAATGCAGTCTGTCTTCAGTTGCCTCTGATATTGTTCCATCAATATCAACTATGACGATATACGGACGTTCCTGGTGTGCGTGTTTATTGAAAATACTCAAATGCCCTCCTCATTGGACGAAAAAAAATGCTGGTGGGCGCACTCCACCAGCATTAAAAGTGACACTGTAACTATCAGCGGACGTAAATAGTGCCGCCGTTCTCTTTTTCCCATGCATCGCTACGTGCATAGCAAACATCGAGAAGTCTTCTTGCCGCTGTTTCCTCTAAACCCAATTCGACAACCAACTGCTCATGACGGCGGGTAACCACATCAAACAGGGTATGCAACCCTTTAGTTGCCAGTTCATCAATAAATTCCGGTTCGAACGGTAGCTCTGCATCTGCCAACATAACCTCTTGCGCCCACTCGACACGACGGACCAGTTCCGGGCGGCGGCTTTCCATCTCTTTACAGATCAATTCATGGAAGAACTCTACCCAACCTTCCGGCTGGAACTCGCGGAAAAGGGCCAACGGCTGGAAGTTTGGCATCAACCATTCGTTGATCCGGATATCAATGGCATAGCCCATGTCGCAGCAGAACTGATAAGCAAAGTCCAGCTTAGAAACGATATAAGGACGCTCGTTATTGAACTCTTTAGGCGATGAGATCCCATAAGCCAGGAGGCGCGGGAAGAAGGAGATTTGCCCTAACGTCGGATGAAGTTTGCTTGCAGGGAAACGGCGCTCAGTAATGCCATACATTTCCTTCTTGAGCGTCGCAAATTTGGCATTCTCATTAACCAGCGCGGTAACCTCTGCTTTTTTATTAGCAAATGCCACGCGCGCCTCGCTTGCATCTTTAATAGTTTTTTTGAGCTGTTGGTTAAGGTCGGCGACCTGCTTACGCAGTTCCTGTCGCTCGCTTTTAGCTTTGTTATAGCGTTTCTCAAGGTTAAAAGGATCAAGTTTCATGATCTCTTTATATTGAGATTTTAGCGTTGAAATCTGTGAGTTCCGCAGTTCAACCATCGCGGTCATTTCATTGAGTTTTGTTTCCAGCTCAATGCTTATACGTTCGGCATTATCAGCACGCTGGTTGGCGTCATGCGTCGCATCGTCGATCGCGTCCTGTTGCTGGCGTTTCAAATGTTCAATTTCCAGCTGAAGCTCTTCAATTTCTTTACCCTTCAGACCGAGATCCAACTGCATATTTTCAGCTGCATCTACCAGGGAGTTATGGCTATCAGCTTCTGCGTTATAAACATCAATAAGCTGTGCGTGAAGCATCTCCGCTGACTGAACCGCATTATCAAAAAAACGCGCTGTGAGGTCATCACAACTAACGCGGCGTTGCGCGGCCCGGATGTTCTGGATAATGGCCGGGATACCGGCATTCAGGACGTCAGGGATAGATACATTTTCGATTGATTGGTTTTGTGCTGAAGTGCTCATTTCAAAGTTCCGTATTAGCTTGTGCTTCGGTCATTTTTCCTAAGTATGAAGGTGGAAGGACTACGCAATTTGTATCCAGTCCCTCACCTATGGCAGCCTGTAAAATTCTGGCTAAGGTGAGTCTCTTGTTGCGATACCTGGTGATGACATGCCTGATACCGCCGGTCGGCGTAACAAAGGCGATCAGCCAGTAGTGATATTTCCGTCGGAATGGCCACATAGTGCACCTTGTAGATTGCTCTAATAAAAAACGTGATGAGTGTACATCATGTTTTAAAAATATGGAATTATTAGAGCAATATTATTCTGATTCTCGCTCAAAAAATGAGCTGATAAGGGGAAGCCAATCCTCTGACACTTCGCGAGGTCGCGGTTTGCCGTGGAAAAAGATTATTCGGCAGTCTTTTGGTAATGCCCCATTCCCCCTGGAGTAACGCGCACTTGCATATTTCGAACCAGGTTCCACAACATCGGCCTTGTAACTTACAAACCATCCCGGATACAGATCCTGAAATGCTGGTGTATCATCGCCCATAACCTTCCGTAAGAACCCCTGATCACCCCAGCATTCAGTAGTAACACAACGAGCAATCCAACCTTCCGGATCTTGCCAGAATGCACTCCAGATATGCGCTTTTACACTATTTGGTATCCACAGGGCACCGCTGCCACGATATTGTGGATGGTAAAAATCCCTAAGCATGGTGAAGCTGGTTGGTGGATCCTCAAGGATTGGGCGTATATCACCGGCAATAACCGTGTCCAAATCCAGATAGAACAGATCATCGGTTATATCCGGTCGGAACAACTCGATTTTCGCCCACCAGCCACGGCACTTTTGCCACTGGTTGATCAATGGGACAACTTTGACGCCAGGCACATGTAAACGCTTCAGATCTGTCAGGCAAATAATTTCATAGCCTTTTGGCAGTTGATTAACCAGCCACTGCACATCGGAAGCGTTATAGTCGCCACCAGAGCGAAAAACTAAAGCAATCTTCATGCTGCACCATCACCTTTCACTTTCATCAATGTCAGGTTTCCGCAAAATACGGCACCAGTGTCGATATACTGCTGATTCCAGAATGTCTTCGGGCTTTTCACCGGAGTGTGACCAAAGATAAAACGATCTGCGCCCGAAATTTCGCCACCAATATCATCCATCGAATCACTGATACGCTCGCGCGCCCAGACAACGTTGAAAAGCGGCACCTCCTTACCGAATTGGTATTCATTATCCGGATAGTCGGCATGGGCTATAACGATAGTTTCTTGCCCGGTGTTCAACTCAATGATATAGGGCAGTCGTCTTACCAACTCCACCAGCGCCCTGGCTAATATTTCCTGATCAGCGTCCAGCATGAAGAACCATTGACCGCCATTCATTAGCCAGTTATTCACGTTGCCATCAGGACTTAACGCATCAATCATCAGCCGCTCATGGTTGCCCATAACCGCTCTGAACCATGGCATCTGCAATAGCTCCAGGCATTTAACATTTTCGGTGCCGCGATCGATAAGGTCGCCGACCGATATCAGTAAATCCTGCGCAGGGTCAAAATCCACACGATGGAGTTCGGACATCAGTCTGGTGTAGCAACCATGCAGATCACCAACAACCCAGACATTCCTGTATTTGGTACCGTCGATACGGTGATAAATTGTGGGTGCCATCATGTATTCTTCAGCCATTCTTTAAGAGTCATCTGCGGAATACCTCCCATTTTCCCGCATGAAACAACGTCAATCCGTTCACGCGCAGACTGGAATAACAAAGGCAGGTGACTTAGATTTTTTGGCGTGCCGCCGGAGTGAACGCGTGGTTCTTGTGTAGCGTCAACGCCCACCAGGGCGACATGTTTGAATCCGATATGGAAAGCCAGGTTCAGAGCGCCATATGCACTATTGCCGCTGGCAATTTCATTCTCATCTTCGCAAAGTCCGAAATGTGCGGACCAGCGCCACGCCCACCACTCGGGAGAATTCGTATTTTTTGGCTCTGTGCCGCGTTCAGCCACACGACGGAAGCACAGAACGCCATCTCTGATTTCACGTTCTTTAACATCGGGTAGTGCCATGCAATAACAAACACCACGGCGACGGCGGCCACGACCAACGCGCCGCATATTGTCTGGCGATGGATCAAGGGTGAAAAAATAAGAAGCGCGGTTAAGCCAGTCGATGGCCCCATTGACCGCTATAATCGGCACTCCGCGCGGCGCAACAAAGTTTGCGGCGCTTGGGCCACTGCCGACGATAATAACGCGATCACTGCCTCTAAATTTATTCTTGGGAAACATTGAATTGCACTGCTCCTACTTGCATTCAAAATATGTAAATCTGCGTGTTTTTTGCGGGTATCCAGGAACTGCTGTTGCCATTTTGAAATAGACACCTGCGTTGGATTCCGTAGTGCTTGAGGGTGCGCACCATGCCAATGGAGGCCGTTTTGCAGAGAACAGTCATAACCGACTAATACAACTACTTCAGCCCCTGATTCAGCCGCCAGACTGATAGCCTGCGCGCCGCTATTAACCCCTTCAGCCGGTCCACAATATCGCCTGTACTCCAACGAAAATGATTTCGCCGCCGCCAGGTTGGCTGTCACTTTGCGGAACCTCCCTCCCGGTATGGTGGAACCGTATTGCTTCCACCATGACAAATCACCGGCGTATAAGGCATAAATGTCATCGAACATCTGCCAGGAATTGTTAACCGCAATGATTGAACAGCCAGTTTTTTCTATAGCAGCACAGTCCTCACGAGTGAGTGACGGACCGCTACCGACACAAAAAACAGTCCTAGTCGCCCTGGGTGGTATGTTCATTCTCAGCTGCAAATTCAGCCTCCAGGCGAGCATTCATTTCAGCGATTACCGGGTCCACTACAGCATCTGCTTCCTGTTCATTACGCGGCATGATCGATGCCAGCGATTCATAATTAGCCTTGAATGACACGATTATTCTCCCGATGTTAATGTGCTCTATATCAAAGAGCACATATGCACTAATTAATTTATTATTTTAAGCAGCATACAACCACCTGTCGCCGTTCAATACATGCTCAATAGCCTCACCCTTTTTAAGGCTTATGTATTCCAGGATGGCAGTTATCGCTTGTTCTGCACCATACGCAAGAACGACGTAGTAACCTTTCTCTCTAAGCCTGCGCATCCAGGCGATCTGCTCTTTCGTCGGGGCTTTACCATTTGGTTCTTTAAGCTCAATTCGCATGCCGTGATAAATACCGCATGCTTTATCGAGACTCATGTCCGGATAACCTTTTTTCTGCCCCTCAGCCTTCATTTTCCCGGCGGTTGCTTTTGAACGCTTCCCTCCGTTAGGCGTTGCATGCAACAGCTCATAAATTTCAGGGTAATTGCGCTCGAAGTAATCAAAAATGAAAACCTGCTCGAAGTGCTCGCAATTTCCGTCGCGCAGGTCTGGGTTCTTTGCCAGTGCTGCAAGTGCCTTCGCATGTGGAGAAACTTCTTTTACCGGAGCAAGCGATAAGAATGGATCCTTTTTGGTTTTTGGCCTGGACCGCCCCTTATTTCGACGCTCACTAAAAGCCTGAAACTCTTCCTCAGTAAAGCGCAACATAATCAGTCAAATCCTGCCGGTCGCATGCCATATTTACGCTGTTTTGCGGCCTGCTCTTCCCTGTGCCATTGCGCACACTCAGCGTCACAATAGATGCCTGATTCAATCGGTTCATTGCAGTAACGACACTTCCCTGTAAATACCTGACTCACGACCTGTGCCTGCTTTCTGATGTTATCGATGGCCATGTCTTTGAGAGCTTCTAACTGATTCATGCTCAGCTCTGCATCATCAACACGCTCAGCCAATTTTGTTTCCTCGTGAAGAACCTACTTAAGGGCAGAATGATACATTTCACAATCAAAATTGCACTAATAATTTTCTTTTATTGAGTTAAATAATCAACAAATGACTAGCGGTAGAATCACCATCATCTATTTCTGGCAGGCTGACTATGGCTACATCAATCACTACAACCCAAAGCACCCGGCAATATCCTCTGTCGCGGTATGACGACCGCAACATAGCCGATCCAATACTCAGGGCAGAGCTACGCAAAGAGGTGATGCTTATGTGTGAATCGAACGACAAGAATCTGACGATTTATTACGTTCTTCCCGATGAGCAATATCGCCCGGATTTGCTGGCTTACCGTATGTGGGGCATAGCAGAGCTACGCTGGGTTGTGACGCTCGCCGCCGGGCTTGAGGATGAGTCTCAGGGTATGACGGTTGGCAAAAAATTAAAACTCCCACCTGCCACATGGATCCGCGAAATGATTCGCCATTTCCAATATGACGGCCAGGTGATAGGGACATTATCCATTGCGTAAGGGAAATGAATGCCAACTGAATATGCTCGCGACAACCTTGGTCGCTATCAGACTGATGGATTAAGTGCAAAAGACTTTAACAAGGTCTTCGATCTTATCCGTAAACAGCAGCGTCAGAATCGGCGAAACGCGCGACGTACACTCACCCTAAGGATTATGGGGATGCGTAACCGCGAACTTGAGGCATTCCTCAGCCTTGGGAAAAAGAAAGATGGCACCTACTTTACGCCCGAAGATATACGCAGTTTCAACACCTCAAGGCAGGCTCATAAAACCAAATTCAAGAGCACGGTCCCCGGCATTACCTATGCTCAGCTGGTGGCGCAGTCCACCAGCATTGATATAAAACGCGCTAACAACAAGGTTTCTGATGGCACAGGGATCAAAGCCGCGACATTCCTCGGGCTAAAACACAACCTTGCATTGATATCTGTTAATGCCTCGGATGAGTCTGTCCACCAGCATCACCGTGTCAGAATTCGATTTGAGGAATGGGATAAAGCCGTTGAGGATATTGCTGAAGACGGTGCGAATAAAGCTCGAATCGCTGCCGATCTCTGCAAGGGCCGGGTATCTTTCGACTGTGATTGTGGACGCCATCAATACTGGTACCGTTATATGGCCACGGCTGGTAACTATGCTGTCGCGCCGCCAAAAGAGTATGCATTCCCCAAGATCCGCAACCCTGATCTGACTGGTGTGGCCTGCAAACATGTGTTGCACGCTATGACGCGTTTTCAGTCTCCCACATGGCACAAGGCCATCATTATTGCCCTGGAAAAAGCAGCTGAACAGGTGGCCTTCGGCGATGACAAGCGGAAGACAACAACCTATTTCAAAGGCGAACTGGCTAAATCGCTCGCGCGCAACCGGACAACAACGACGAATCAGGCTAAAGCGGCGCGTGAGTATGAGTTATATCTGAAATCTCAGGATGCATTAGGCAAAAAACTACGCGCCAAAGATAGCGCCACGGACAACGTTCGCCGGTTGTTAAAAAAAGCTCGCACCACTGCAAACAGGAAGAATGCCGAACTAAAAGCATCGCGGGTGAGGGAAGCCCAGGCTCGCGCTGAAGCCGACGCTCTCAAAAAAGCCCTGCAAACGCAGGCGAACAACCTCATAAAGTTTTTCATGAGTCAGGGAATGGACAAGGCCGCTGCCACCGCGCAGGCGCGAAGCATTCTTGAGACACAAATTAACGAAGCCCGTAAACGGAAAGGATAATCGATGGCTGGTTTCTTTGATGACATGTTTGAGGACACAGAACCATCACAACAAGTGACTGGTGATAACCTCCCGGACACCGAATCGGATCCGGATATTCCAGGCGAAGGTTCTGAACTGATTGAAGAGGAAGATATTGATGCTGAAATCGAAACCGATGGTGTTAACGTTGGTAATATTGTTGATCCTGTGGAGGACAATCACCTTCCCAATCTGGATCACGGCCTGCTTAGTGATTCTGGTGTGCGCCACCGTTATCAAGGTCATGCAGTTTTTAATAACCTTGTGCGGATGGACTGGCTCAAAGCAATCAAGCTAGACCCTGACTCATTCGATGCAGTTCTGTATCGCGCAATACCTTACAGAGACAAAAATGCACCTGAAACGGCATCTGAAATAATAGAACCGAACCAACGCATATATGACTATCAGGATCCAGAACTGATAACGGCCCTCGACTGCCCGGATGAGATGGACGCCTTCTACGCGCTATACGACGGCAGTGATAATACGGGAATTAGCGACAGTGCTTTAATCCTTCGGTTAGCCGCCGTTAATGTGCCAGTGGGTTCCATGCTCGAATGGCTGGAACAGCTGTCAGACGGTACAACCATTCGCCGCTTCTGGTACATCCATAAAATATTCAATTACGGCACTGCCAGGGTAGGCAGTTTGTTTTATTGCGTGCCTTCACGCGCCTTTGAAGGGAATTTCATCGGTGATTCTGAATAATCAGGAATGGCTACTGGCCATCTTTAAGAAAAAAGGTCTTACTCCAACCGGTAAGCTGGAATTTGCCACTATTGATGGCATTGATTCGGCGCTCGCACAGGCTTTAAACGAAGCGTTCGACTCACAAGTTGTCAGCTTTAATGATCGCACTAACCAGTCATTCAGGGAGTTCCTGAAACGCACCCCAAGAGATCGCATAACGCTCGGCACTTTTAGTGATGTGAAGGAGTGGTTGTCGTCATTTGAAGCCGATCGCGCCGGGCGTAAAGATACTGCCTCTGCTGGCCCGGTAAATAAGCTGGCAATGCCGCTTGTGAATCTGTCTCGTTCTCCCGCGTTTTCAATTTATGAAGGTGAACTGTGCCGGGATAATTACGATGAAGGGCATGTCACCAATGAAAATGATGAGATTGAAGCCCTGGTATCGACTATCCCTTTCTCACTGGAATATTCGCTATGGATAGCCAGTGACGAGAAGGAATCTCTTGGGATGGTTACAACTGCATTAGCATTCTGGCTACGAATGTATGCCAGCCTCGGGCAGGCATCTTTCACTCACATTGCCAATGTCGGCGGTTATGAGATACCGGTTACCTGTTACATAGAAGGGCAAAAATCAATCGCATTTCAGGATCTGACCACCGGCACCGCCGACAACAGGCTGTTCGCGGTTGGATTGAACCTCACCGTTGTGGCGGAGCTTCCTATCCTGGCTTATATGCAGCAAACCACCGGCACCATAACGGTAAAAGCGAAAATTCTGGAGGAATGAGATGGCCACAAAGACCACCACAGCCCCGGAAACTGATTCAAAACGCACTCAGCTATTCCTGCAATCTGTTTCAATTGGGCAGAACGAAATCCCTCGCGAAATGATCGTAGGATGTACCTATGTCGAACCTGGGGAGCTATCTGGTCCCCAGCTTATGCTCATGGTCAGGGATTCAACGGCTTACGTGGTCAATAAGCTGGGGGTGAAATTTGGGACAATACTGACAGTTTCACTTGGTGATCCGGAAGGTCATGGCGGCATCCTCTTCTCGGAAGAGTTCTTTGTTCTTAAAGCGCCGCGCAAGGACGATACTGTACTGATTTACGCGTTTAGTAACCCGGTGCGGTTATTAAAAGTTCCGTCCACCAGCGCACAGTATTTTGTTGATAAGCCCCCATCAGCCGTAGTTTCCTCTCTTGCCCCTGGTCTGAAGGTAAATGCTGACTCATTCAGAAAAACATCCACATACCACCTAAATGTTGGAGAAAAACCGACCAAGGTATTGCAGGAGATAGCCCGCGATACCGGTTCTATGTGCTGGGCATCCAGGGGGACGATCAATTTTAAAAGTATGGAAAAAATGGCAAACGCCGCTCCATCGCTTACTTATGAGTCCGCCAATCCCAACACATCCGGATTTACAATTAGTCAGTTCAACATCCTGAATGCCGATTATGAATACCAGCGCCGCCACAATTACAGAATGGCCAGTTATGACATGACCAAAGGTGTGGTTTACTCAGGTAACCAGGAAGACCCCATTAAATTTACGAGCAATCCCGATCCTACCGCGCTGGCGAACTACAACAAATTCATTCTCCCCCGCCTCGATATGCTGGTGGAAGGAAATGCCGCGCTAACTCCGGGTACGACGCTGAAAATTGTCGTGCATAACACGGCAGGTGACGGAGAACTCGATGAATCTATCCCTGACAAAATGATAGTGATGTCCGTGACTCATTTCGAAGACCGCTTCCGTTTTGTCAGCCGTGCACAGTTAGGAGTGGTAAATGGGTAGTTTGACAGGGAAGTATCGGGCTGTAGTGGTAAGCGTCGATGACCCTAAAGGTCTGATGCGTACACAAATACGCGTTGTCGGCATGATGGATGGGTTACCAGATGCCTCATTGCCGTGGGCAGAAGCTATATTGTCCAATGCAAACACGTTTTCACCATTTCTGCCCGGCGATAAAGTATGGGTAGAATTTCCCTACAATGGGGATTCGCGATGGCCATTGATAATCGGTTATGCACAGGATGCATCCGGTGGCGCTCCCAATGTGCCTCCTGAAGCGTCAGGACAAGGTGAAGGCTATGTACCGCCTGAAGTCGAAGGTGCACCAGCACAACCATCAACCAGCGCCAAAAAAGACTTTATTTCGTCGCGGAACGGACTAATGGAGGTCCGGACGGCGGGCGGAGCCTGGGCCGTTACGCACTTGAAAAGTGGAACAACAATCGGGTTCAACGAGGCCGGGGAGTTATATGCCATTTCTCAAGGTCCGGCATTCATCTCTTCCGCAGGAAATCTCGATATAAAGTCAGGCGCGGATGTCGCCCTGAAGGCAGGGGGAAGTATGGCGATAGAGGCCAGCGGGAATCTATCCATAAAAGCCGCTCAAGTCTCTGTTGACAAGGCTTAAGAAAAGCCCGGCGTTCGGGCTTTTCTGTTATGACGGGTTCAATTTTTTATCCGTTACCGCGCGACGGTTTCTGCGTGACAAACGTCTCAAGCATCTTTTCCGCAATTGCCGACCAGGTGTGACACTGGACCTTTTCAGCATTTTTCACGCGATCAACGCGAGCAATAACCTCATCCCAATCAATCCGCGACTTGATAACCATATGGTTCACCAAAGCCAGGCGATCTGGCGGAAGGCAATCGGGAGGCGTTAATACCAACGCCCCGCACATTGCCGCCTCAAGTACAGTTAATCCAAGGCTTTCGGGATGCGTAACGATAAACACGTCACTCTTACGCAATTCAGCTGCAAATTCGGTTGCTGGCACCGGCGTCCGTCTGTATGGAGTTACCGAAATATTCCCCGGATCAATGGTAACCAATCCGTCATCAGTCAACGTTCTGGCCTCATACGGAACGGTCAGACGCTGAAGGTTCATAAGGATACTTAAGGAGTGATCAAAACCACTAACATCAAATGCAGCGTGGTCTACAAAAATACGCAGAACATCGTCTGTTTTGGTTTCCAGATGGAACAGATCCTGATTCGCTGCCCATCCAACATGTTTGTTAAAACGATTATGACGCTCTAACCTGCCTGGATTATCCAGGTACCGCCAGGTATCATCGCGGACAGTAAAAGTAATATCGACTGGTGCCGAATCCAGCATAGAACCGTCGTATACCTGGGCTACCCATCCAGTGAATCGACGACGCAGTTGCACGCCTATTTCCCTGGGCACCGTAGTAAAATACCGCAATCCTGGCGCTAAAATGGCTTTCGCAGAACACGAGGTCGCAGCGGTCAACACAGCTTCAACATAATCCTCCGGGCTTTCGACGCCGGGGGAATATGGACGATGGTATTGCAATGTTACCCCTGCCTCACTAAAGGCGCAGGCCAGGTTGTAAGCCCACATTTCCGTATATGTTTTCACATCACTGATAGCTTCAAATTTTCGCCCAATGATCAGGATGTTCATCGGCTTTTCCTCATTCCATTGCATTAATAATCCTCTTGCCAGTCAGCACCAGCATAGTTATCAAACCGTGAGTATTGGCCGTTAAAAGCCAATCTCACCGTGCCAATTGGGCCATTTCGTTGCTTACCGATAATCACCTCGGCAATGCCCTTCATTTCGCTATCCGGGTGATAAACTTCGTCGCGATACAGAAACATGATCAGGTCTGCGTCCTGCTCAATTGCTCCTGATTCACGTAAATCTGAATTTACCGGTCGTTTGTCCGCACGCTGTTCAAGTGAACGATTAAGTTGTGACAATGCCACCACCGGTACTTGTAATTCCTTCGCCAAAGCCTTCAGTGAGCGAGAAATCTCGGCAATTTCCAGCGTTCGGTTATCTTGCAGCTCGGGGACGCGCATAAGTTGCAGGTAGTCGATCATAATCATGCTCAAACCACCATTTTCTTTATAAACACGACGAGCGCGGGAACGAAGCTCTGTAGGTGTCAGGGCGCTTGAGTCATCAATAAAAATATTTTGCTTGTCCAACAGAATCCCCATTGCGCCAGAAACCCGCGCCCAATCCTCGTCGTTAAGTTGCCCTGTTCGAATACGAGTCTGATCAACGCGTGCAAGAGAAGCCAGTGAGCGCATCATCAGCTGGTGGCTCGGCATCTCAAGGCTAAAAACCAATACGGGCTTATAGTTACGGACTGCGGCATTTTCGACGAGATTCATCGCAAACGTGGTCTTCCCCATAGATGGGCGGGCGGCGACAATGATGAGATCGGACGGCTGAAGCCCTGCCGTCTTCTTATTGAGATCGGTAAATCCCGTATCAAGCCCCGTTACACCATCATGTGGTCGCTGAAACAACTCTTCTATGCGAGATACCGTTGCATCGAGAATGCTGGCGATATCTTTTGGACCACTACCGCTCTTTTGTCGTTTTTCAGCTATTTCAAAAACGCGGCGCTCGGCCATATCCAGCAATTCATTGCTGCCCCTGCCATCCTGCGCATATCCAGCTTCGGCTATTTCATTTGCGACGGAAATCATTTCACGAACAACCGCGCGTTCACGAACGATATCCGCATAAGCACAAATATTTGCCGCGCTGGGCGTGTTCTTTGACATCTCCGCAAGGTACGCAAAACCACCGGCGCGTTCTAATTTACCGTTCTGTTCAAGTGCTTCAGCAAGTGTTATCAAATCAATCGGTTTGCCATGACTTAATAACCTCTCCATCTCACTGAAAATTTCACGATGAGCACTGGTATAAAAATCATCAGCAACTATACGATCTGCAACTTCATCCCAGCGGCAGTTATCAAGCATTAAGCCACCAAGTACAGCTTGTTCTGCACTAAGGGAATTTGGCATGGATTCAAGAGGGGATGCAGACATTAGCACTCCCCCCAGGCGTGCTGAATGTCAGATATAATCGGCATACTCAAATCACTCCTAACGATATGAGTCATCACCAGAAAATCAGGATTAATGCGCCGGACTCTTCCCGGCTGTCACACCGAATCGCCAGGATGGTGAATCCCTTTACCCGAGAAACAACAAACGGTGGCTTGCACATTCCGGCTACCTGGTTCGTTGCCTGAGCTAGGGGCAAGGTTCCCCCCTTTTAACGTCACCAGACCGCTAACGACGCATGTGCCAGACGCCGTGTTACAACCAAATATGGTGGCCCCTACCGGACTTGAACCGGTGACCGTGCGATTATGAGTCGCCAGCTCTAACCACTGAGCTAAAGGGCCGGATTACTGTTTCCTGAGTGCTTCTATGACGCCAGCAATACCGCCTACAACTATGCCAGCAATGACAACGAGAACAATTGGATGCTTGTCAGCAAAATCCCAGAAGCCCATCACTGATCCTTAGAAGCTGTTTTTAATATCGGCCATACCAATGTTACAGCTACTGCCACCAACGCCCCGTCCGATAAAACTGACAGGATTGTGCTGGTGAAATCCACCAGCACGGACAGCAAGAGAAAACCAATGGCGATTGCGATACGTGCCTTGCTTGCCATTACAGATAATCTTCCACACGAAGACCTAAACGACGGCCTACTTCTTCCAGTACTTTGTGTTCTGCTGGCTCGATTTCACCGTCCGCTTCTGCAATTGTCAGCATGTTAACGAATACTTCTTCCGCTTCTTTTGGATCGTTTTTGATATCTTCAATTTCGCGAAGGATATTCATGCGACCAACACGGAAGCCAGCTTCCAGTTGCTCGGTAAAGCGGGTAATTGTTGCAGTAATTTCGTTACCAAAATGACTAAGACGCGGATTAGAGCGGACAAGCTGATCAAGTTTCGCTGTTTCTTCTTTTTCGATTTCACCATCAGCGGCAGACACCAACAAACAGCCACCGATGATGGCCTCCATCAGATCGCGATTCTCAACTTTTTTCAGCTCTACTTTTGCAGAAGCGACTTTCTTGCCGAACAATTTACCGAACATTGGTTATCCCTCAATAAAAGTGACATATTTATTAGATTGCGGTGCCGAGTGCCTCCCGGTGACGTTAACCAGTTAACAATTAACGTCGGAATGTTTAACCATTAAGGAGGATTGTTTTAACTGTTCCGCGTGCGCTTAGCCGCATTCACCGCAACGGAAAGAGCATTCCTGGTGGACCTGTAGATTGGGATATGAACCCGTTACAGGAGAATGCTCTTACCTGTTACGTGCTCCGTTTCGTGGAGCTAACGGCGGGTGATCGGGCCGCACCAGACTGGACTTATTTCAGCGTTATGCTCATGCCAGAGAATCAAACTGTGATGGTCGGTGCTGAACTCCGACACAGGGTTGTAGCAAGCCCCGCAAAGCGCGCACTACTGTAGTTGCGGCACATCAGCCTGTGCATTCACCACAATGTTGAGAACACTGGTTGTCACGCTGCAACGCAACATTTATTCGTAGATTGGGATATGACCCCGTTACGCCAGTGTTCTCAACGTTATAGTGCCGGTTACGGTTCCGGCCAGGCCTCTTCCTCAACGGGGTGTTCTCCATACGGACTACCGTTTATTGGTCGTTCCTGCGGTTTATGTTGTGAAGCCAGATGCTTATCTTCTGGTTGCTTCAAAGAGCTGCACTTCATCACAACGGTAAGAGCACTCGATGCATTTAAGCCAAGCCCCATAAGGGAGAATGCCCTTACCTGTTGTGTTGTGATGACCGGTGCTGATCTCCGGCTTGCGGTTATTTCAGACTCTCACGGGC